CTTTAGCTACTTCTGGTTTAAAATCAGTATCAAAATCTAATACATTATTAGGGTTAGCTTGTTTAAAGGTTGTTTTACCTAATCCTGGATGTCCCCAAACTATCTTATCTTCAGAAGTCAATTTAACTTCACTAGTTTTTGTTGTTGTTTTAGCTTTTTGTTTTTCTGCTTCTAAAAGAATAGCTTTTCTATTTCCATTTTCTTCTCCCCAATTCATTATATTGCCTGATGTTACAGACATTATTTTATTGTCTTTATTTACAAGGTATTTTTTACCTTTATGTTCAACAATTTGTGCTTCGCCTCTTTGTATAGCTAAGTTTCCAAAAATTTTATTTCTATCCTTACTGTCTTTTTTAAATACCTCAACTCCTTTTGAATTATAAATCTTATTACCTTTTACAGTGTAGGTTTGTCTTTTTTTACCTCCAGGAGTATATGTTATTGTTTCAACCTCACTAGTTTGTTGTGTTGGTTTAGAAACTACTCCAGTATCATTATTAAAACTAAATTCTTCTTGCAGCCTTTGTTTTAAATAAGCATAAGTTTGAGGAGCTTTTTCTTTAAGCTTAGCTAATCCAGTACCAAAACCATCTTTAGGAAATACTACTGATCTACCGTCAGCTTTTATTTTAGCTATGTCAGAATCAATAACATCTTTATTAGATTGTAAATCATTATCAGACATAAATGCAGCAGCACTGTTATTAGGTTGAAGCTTAGTAGCTATTCCAAAAACATTTTCATTATTCCTAATTTGTGCTTGTCCTCCTATACCTTTTCTTTGAGTATTATCTCCAAATACATATATCTTATTTGGATTAGCTTTTACATCAGCATTAGTATATCTAGATACAACTTCAACCTCATTAGTTGCTTTAGAAGCTTCTTTATTAACTCTAGTACCTATTTTAAATTGTCTAGCAATCAAAGGCATGTCTTGATTAACATCGTTATAAATAAATTTACTTATTGCTAAGTCTCCATTTACTTTTTTATTATTAATCTGTGTAAAACGCATATTAATAGTACGATTACCTAGATTTTCTAATAACTCCTCACGAGTTAAATTACTAGCTTCTTCTACTCCATTACTACTAATAGCATATGTATTAGTGTCGTTATTTCTTAAGATTATAACATCTGGATCTATTTGTATTTCATTTAAAACTGATATTGTAGTGTCTCCATTTTTTTCTGCTTTACTAAGTTTATCTTTTAAAGTAGCCATTACACTATCAACATCTTTAGCTTTATTTTTTCTCACAGGTATAGTAGCCCACGTAGTAGCACCGTTAGGTCCTACTGTAGGTATAACTTGAAAGAATTGATTTTCACTAATTTTATGATTAGGTAAAGGTATGTCTACTGTAGATGTTTCTTTAGTAGCACTGTGCTCATATTTATTAGTTTCTGCATTAAACTTTACATTATCTATACGGAGTACTAAGGTACTATTTTCACCTACTTTTCTAGCTCTAGCAATAAACCCTGTTCTTACATCATTTTTAACTTTTTTATTTATGTTTAATCTACCTTTACTTACTTGAGTTTTTATAATTACAGTTTCTCCTTTGTTTACTGCAGCTCTTAGTAATGTCATACTAACTTTACTATTACTTTTTGCAAAAGTTTTTCTGTCAGCTCTACCTAAAATAATTCTATTAGGTATTCTATCGTTTACACCATCCATAGAATCTCTTGATCCTGTACCAGGTTTTCCGTATCTGTAGTGTACTAATACATACTGATTCTTTGTTGTTCTCCAATTGTTATCTGGGTCTGGTTCTTGTAGTTCTAAATGTGCTTCTGTAATAGAGTCTCCATTTACATTTCTCCAATCTCTCATAGCTATACCTTCCGCTGTAAGGTTACCATTAATATCTGTAGGTAAAGAATTATCATGTTGTTCTACTGGACGTCCATTTTCATCATAGACAACTTTACCATCTTTAAACAGAAGATCTTTAGAAACAGTATACTCATAATAGTTTTCTTTACGTTGTTGAGGAGTATCATCAATATCTTCTGTAAATTCTATAGCTAATTGGTTTTTGCTTATATCATTTATTATTTTCTGTCTTTCTTCTGGTGACTTAGATTCTTTAATTTTTTCTATAGTCTCTTTATCTGCCTTTGAATCTTCTGCTAATTTTACAGTTGCAGGTATACTTAAAGCAGGATTAGCTTCTACTTTCTTTTCTGCTCTTTCAATTGCAGCTAATAACTCTTTATTATTATTAACCATAGCAGCTAAATAAGGATTTGCTGCATTCCCACTAGCAGCCTGAAGAATAGTTCTTGCTTCTTCTGCTACATTATCACTACCTTCAGCTACAGCTTCTAGTGCTGCTAAATCAAGAAGTTGGTTTGCTTCCTCTATATTCTTTCGATCAGCCTCTCTAGCTTTTTGATCATTAGAACTAAATTTTACAGGGTCATCTGAAATTCTATTTACAAGATCTTGATTTTCTATATAGTCTAGATAATCAGAATTAATACTCTCAGCAAGTTTATTTATCTCTTGCTTATTATCTGTGTATGCTTTATCATTTGCTAAGTCAACATTAGTAACATCTTGATTTTCTAACGCTTTACTAATTGAGCTCTCTATTTCAGCTATTACGTTTGGAGATATACCATTTTCTTTAGCCTTTTTTAATCTAGCTTTTAGAATAAGTAAATCAAAATCTTCTTTACTTAGTTGTGTCTTATCTAAAGTATTTCTTTTCTTATTATATTTTTCTAGAAGATTTTTTGACTCAATTTTTCTATTATCTAATCTTGCTAATGCAGTATTTGCACCAGTATGAGCTGCTTTAAATTTATTTTCAAGTGCCGTCTTAGCTTTTGCATCTTCAATTCCATCAAACTTATCACTCACTTCTTCTAAAGCAGCATTTGCATCTTCAGCTTGATCTTTTAACTCTTTGTGCCCTTTATCTATAGCAACTATATTTGACAAATCTACGTCTGTAACTTCTTCTGTTTTTGCTTTTGCTTCTGCTTCTGCTCTTGCTTTTGCTTTTGCTTCTTCTTCTAGTGTTAATTTATTATTAGTATAAAGAGGATCCTCAAAAGGTTCGTTAGCCCTAAGATTTTCTTCTTCTTGTGCTCTTGCTTCTTCTTCTTCTTTTGTTAAACCCCTATCACCAGGAGTACCATCACCAGGAGTACCACCAGGAGGAGTACCATCGCCAGTATTAGATTTACCTGTTAGTTTTTGTTTTTTCTTTTCTATTTCATCTTTCTGCCCTAAGAATTTATTAGCTAAATCTCCTATACCTTGAAATACAACTCCACCTAATGCACCTTGCACTATTGATTCCCAAAATTCATTGTTATCAAAGTAATCTTCCATTAGATCAGTTGGCTCTCCTGTAGCACTTGCCATAGCTTCTTTACTAAAAGCATACTGAGTACCTTCCTCAAAACCTTCAGATAGAGCTTGTGACCCATAAGATTTTAATCCAGTAAAAGCACTAGATACTTTACCACTTTTACTAGTCTTAGCAGCATTCTTAGCTAAGGGGTTACCATATATCATATCAAACTGTGCAAGATCCATAACAGCTAATGCCCAGTTTGCTTTATATACATCAGAGGCTCCTGAAGCCGCTAAAGCTTCTGCTTCCTCCACTGACTTACCACTTGCTATTAAAGTGTCTCTAATCTCATCATAAGCCTGTGTAGCTTCCATTCCTGATTCAATAGATCTAGATAAAGCTGTAGCTGAACTAGTGTTAGCAATACCTTTATACTTATTAAGTTTTTCCATTGCTCTAGCTCCTGTAGCTGTTTCCGTTAGTCCTCCCTTTATAGCTCTCTCAGCAGTTAGAATATTCTTAGCCATCTTAGGACTAGCTCCTTTCATAACGTTTAACAAACCTTTACCAGCAAGACCAGCTCCTCCCATAGATACTGCCATCATAGCAATAGTAGGACCAAACTGCTCTACAGTATTAGCCCAGAACTTAGGGTTAACTGCATCAGACCATTGTAATCCTTTGTCGTCAGAGGTAGATAGAATTTCAAAGTTTTCTGCTGCTGATTCTTTTAAATCATCTCCTGCAGTTTTCATAATATCCCACACAGTATCATTGTAGCCTCTTTCGTCTCTCCATAGAGAAGCCATATTAGCTCCTGCCCCGAGTACTTCACCTACAATATTAGCACCTAGTCTAACTACAGAGTTACCTAGTGCTGCTGCGCCTGATTGATTTAAAGCTCTTTTATCTTGTATGTCAGTAAAAGAATCAGCTTGAGTAACTACCCCAGTACCTTCAAGAGTACCTTGATAGTTAGACTTTTTAGCCCCTACTCCTAATCCTGTCTTAGGGCTTATTCCTTTTTTTAATCTATCTCCTAAACTCATATATTTGTATATAATTATTTATTAATCTTTTTTATATCTAAATGTAATCCTTGATTTTTACTGCCATGTATAAGAATACTCATACCACCAAATTCAACTCTATCCTTTTTGTAGTTTCCTTTTTCATCTTTAAAAGCTTTATTAAACTTTTTTACGCCTCCAAACTTTTCTACAAACTCAGAAATAAGTTCGTTTGTTGCTGATACGTCTACACCTTCCCCAAGTAAATGTCCACTAACTAATTGCTTATTAAATATCTCGTAATCTGCATTTAGTTTCTTTTGGTTGTTAAGACTCCTTAACATACTAGTAACGATAACATCAGACTTAAAGTTCCCAAAAACCTCAATAAATTGATTTCCAAACTCTTTATCTAAAGCTTTTCTTTCAATTGACTCTGTTGGTGAGAATTTTATATTAGTTGCTCTTCCAAATCCATCTTCGTAATTAGCTAAGTTTTCAACTTTTAATTCTTTGTCATAAGTACCTGCTGGTCCTAAGCTTCTTGTAGTTCCATCTGCTACTACTTCAGTCCTTATCATAGCTAACTTCTGTGCTAAATCAAAACTATCAGTAAATGGCTGCTTATCATACACTTGCTTTCCTACCTCGCTACCTTCTTTCTTTCCAATTTGATCGTGTATTGTAAAAGACTTTTTACCATTTGAATCTTCTTTTATTTGTATAGCATACATATCCCCTATAAACCCTGTATCTACTGCTCTTCTATTACTACTAGCTGCTAACTTGTTTAGTAAATTATCAGTATGAGGTTTGATTGCAGTTGGGTTACCACTGTGAGAAAGCTTTTGAAAGTCGTCATTGTACATTTGATTATATACTGTAACGCCTATGTCAGTAGTTATTATTCTTGCATCTTTACCTTCCCCCTCTAATTTTTGTAAAAATCCTGTCATTATATAATTACCTTGTGGATCAATACCAGTAGCACGATAAGATACTCCTACTATATTGTCTTCTGCTATCTTTTCTTTTGATATTGCTTCTGTAGAATCATTTGTAAATATTTTTATACTATGTAAATCTAGAGCAGGAGTAAATTTTAAGCCACTACCTGAAGCTCCTATACCTGCAGCATGGTAATGTTCTGTTTCTTGTAGGTTGTTTAATTTATCAGTTCTTCCAGGTGGGTCTTGTAAATTTGGAAGACCTTCTCCAGTTCTTAGTAAAGAAGTAAATGTTGCTATATCATAATTTTGATTAGCATACATGTTTTCTAAAATCTCTTCTTGCTTTTCTTGTTTAATATCTTCATACTGTCCGTTAATAGTTTTGTCAAGTAATTCTCTTATGTTTCTCATACCTTGAGTGTCATCAGACATACCTTTAGCTTTATCTCTTATTTCTTTAGCTTCTTTAAATCTAGGTTTTGCTATTTTCTTCCACTTATCTACACCTTTTAGTGCTCCTTCTACAGATCCTTCTAATTTTTTTACTTGTAACTCATTATAACTTTCTTTACCTTCGTTTTCTTCTATATATTTAGCTAGTTTTTCTTTCCTTTCTTCTACTTTAACTTGAGCTTTATCAATGTTATTTTGTGCTCTATCTTCTATACTTTGAGCTCTATTTAATGTTTGTGTTTTACCTTGGTCAGATTTAAAATAAGGTTTTATATCTATACCTTTTTCTTCAGCTAACTTTAACATTTCTTCTGGAGTTATTTCTTCACCATTTAAAACTTTCTGAGATAGCAAACTAAGCTCACCCATAGTTTTTTCTTCAGTTTCTTTATCTATAGCTTTTTTTCTATTTATAAGTCCATTTCTATTTTGTACAACTGCATCTGCTTTAGCTACCAGTTTGTCATACTCTTGTGTTAGTTCAAGCTCAGGATATTTTAATCCTGCTTTAGTTATTTCATTATTTAATTCATCTGCGGTAAGACCCATTTTTGTAGCTAGACCTTTTTTATATTCTGCTACTGAAAGTTTATCATCAAATGTTACTTTTTCTTCTCCTGTGAAGAATGGGTTATCGTCATCTGTATCTTGCATTAACTTACCAAGAGTATAATCAACCATACCCATTTCTCTCTTACTGCCACTTACCCCATAGTCATCAGATGGTAACATTTCTGTAATAGCATAAGGTTCATTATCATCAGGTAAATCATATGAATTTACAAAATTAGAAACTAAAGTTTGATCAGCATTACTTTTACCTCCTATATTTAAAATATCTTTCGATACGTCTTTACTTGATTCTAAGAGATTAGAAATATTTTCATATACATCTTTATTTTCTATTACCTCCCCATCTACTATTTGTTCTTTTTTAACTACTTGAGATTGTGTAGTAACTGTAGCACCTGATTTAAACTTAAATGTAGTATCCGTTACATTTTTAGCATTTTTATTTGCAGAGTTTCCTATATTACTTATAGTAGTCTTGGTATCAAATTGGTAATATGATTTTACAGCTCCTTCAATTGCTTTCCTTTTCATTCTTACAGCTGAGTCTCCATACACTTGCTGTGAATTAAATACATCATTGTCACCATCCATTAAATTAGAGATGTTATCAACTAGTTCATCTATAGTTCGCACTGTCTGACCATTTTTTTGAATTCCAGTAATATTGCCTGCTTCATCTGTAATTACTGTGTCAAACTCTGTTATTGTAGGTAAACTTTCTTTACCATACTTAAGAGCTCTCTCTGAGTAATTAGGTACTGTAGGTAAAGAACCAGGTGCTACGTACCTTATAAAATTACCATTTTCATCGTAAGAACTACTAGGAATATTATTTTCTAAATAATCATTATACATTTCTCCAGATACTCCAGCTTCTTTAAGAGCTGCTTTAGTTTTCTCTGTTTCTTTAAAGTTATTACCCATACCATATACTTCTCCTGTGGTAGAGAAATCAGATTGTATAGTAGACTTTATATTTCTTAATAAAGCATTACCAGCTCCAGCTCCTTGAGTAGCATAAGCATCAGTTGCTTTCTGTATAGAAGCTCTATATTCATCTTGCTTATCTCTCATTGCCTGAGAGTCTCCTTGTAGATATTCAGGTATAGCATTACTTAATGCTTGTACTTCATCGTAACCTGTAGTTATACTATCTAAAGTTTTCTCAGCTTGATTAAGGTCAGGAGTAAATTGTTTTATTCCTGATAAGTCAAGCGGTTTATTATTTAAAAATCTTGAAAATCCCATATTTTATTATTTTTTAGATTCAGGGTTATTAGATGATTTACCGCCCAAATTCATTGTAAGTAATATTTCTTCTTGCTCTTTAGGTGTTTTATTTTTAAAAGTATCAAAAATTTCTTTTATATTAGAGTCAGGATATCTAGCTTCCATTATTTTTAAATTAGCTTGGAACTCTCTATCTGAAACATCTCTGTTAGTTAAAAACTTTTCTAGTTCTATCTTATCATCAAATATTTGTGTACCTCTATTAATTAACGCTGCTTTATTTTGATCATCTGTTAGATCAGTTCTTCTTAGTTCTGCTGCATCTGCTGCTCCTAACTGATTCTTAACATTAGCTGCTTGTGCTTTTCTACTTGCCATTATACTATCCTTAGTAATACCTATCTGTGCTAAGTTCTTTTGTGCTTGTACATTTATATTAGCTAAGTTAGCTGCTTCTGCACTCGAACCTCTGTTTATGTTTCTTAGATTTGCCTTTTGTACTGCAGTTGATGCCGCTAGTTTATTATTTTCATTAGCATTATCAAACCTCATAGTAGAATCAGTTAATCTTTCTACCTCAGTTGCATTAGCATTAAACCTTTTTTTAGTAGGACTGTTAGCAGCTAGACCACTAATTGCTTGGTATAACCCTCTTGCGTTAGCTAAGTTCTTAAACTTTTTTGCATCTTTATCTGCAGTACTTGTAGTACTTGTAGTACTTGTAGTAGTTTTAGGAAGAGTAACTTCTTTTTTTTCTGTATCTGAAGATAATACTGTTTTTGTTAGATCTAATTTTGGCAATGTTTCTACTGTTGTATTATTTATTATTTCTCCGCTTTTTCCTACCCCTCCTACAACTTTTTGTGCATCTTCTTTAGCTTTACCTGTAATAATTTTATTTACGCCATCTTTTAAAAAGTCAATTGGAAAACCTCCTAATTGTAATTTACCTTCTCTTCTTTTCTTCATTGCTACATTAGCCCATAAACCTCTTTTACTTTCTTTACCATCCTTATTCACATAAGTAGTAGAATTCTTTAAATATCCTCCTTTAGCCATTTCATCTTTTGGATTACCACCGTATCCCATTTCTTTTTTTAAATTACCTCCATACCCCATTTCTTCTTGTCCTTCCATCATTTGCTCTCCTTCCATCATAGGTTCTGAACCCATAGCCATAGGTTCTGCAGCCATCTGTGCTTCTTGTTCTGCCATCATAGCAGCTTCTGCTTTAGCAGCTCGTATAGCTTTAGCTTTTTCATTAGACTTCATTAGTTTATCAAGTTCCATTTCTTTAGTACCTTGGTCTATAGAGTTATTATCTTTATATTTTTTATCCATAGCTTCAATAAGAGATTTCATTTTTTTAGGAAATACATATTTTTTACCAGGGTTAATTTGTTTAAAATTATATGCTTTTTCTTTGCCTTCTACTTCTGGACCATTTGGTCCTATAGTTCCGTCAGGGTTAATAGGTACTCCACCATTCTTATGTGATGGTCCTGAGTAATTTTTCATGCCCTCTCCTTCTAGTGATCCACCATTTTTCATAATTCCGTATGGGTTTGTATTCTTTTTTAATTTAATATCTCTTTGTTTTAACTCTTGTATACCGTTTTGTATACCTCCTACTAACTGACCTACTGCCTGTGTTCCTGTTGTTATAGCTCCTAATGGGTTAGCTGACATTGCTAATTTAGCTGCTGCTCCTTTGGCTCCTATGCCTTGTATAGCTTTACCTAAACCTTCAGAAATCATACCTCCTAAATTCATTTTAGTTTTGCCTCTAAAGTCTTGAGCTTCTGTAATACCTTTACCCATTTTAGTTGGCATTGTAGGAGCTGCTTTAGGTAGAGGGGCTCCTGTTGTAGTTGACTCTGCTTTTTTCATATTAGCAGTTACACTATTAAAGTATTCTAGCTTTTTAGGTCTTTCGTCTTTAGGTCCTGCATAATGGTGGTTAACATATACATTACCATAATCACCTTTATTAATGGCATCTATATCTCCAGTACTAGCTTCTCTCATATTAAATAAATCAACCATGTCCTGAGATCCAGGAGACATTTTAGAAAAATCACCATCACTATTTAAAATATCTTCAGGTAAAACTAAGTTATGTCTTTTAGCGTATGTTTTAGCTCTATTTAGAGCTGTTATAGCACTTCCAGAACCACCATCAGTGTCTAGTTCATATTGGTAACCTCCACGCCCAGGAGATGATGTATACCCCTTTCTTGGTACTTGTACAGCTGTGTAATTACTATTAGACTCTGCCTTACGTACTTTACTTTGGTACTCTAGAAAATTTTCTATATTTAGCCCTCTTTCTTCTTTTAAGAAGTTTAAAGCTTCTTTAAAAGTTATTGCTTTTGCTTTAGCTAATTTAGCTGCTTTATCTTTTATATCTGCCATTTTATCTAATTGATTGTTTATTATTAACTGCTAAGAAATGTACAGTAGCTTTTACATCTTGTTCAGATTCAAAGAACAATCTTACTTTAACATACTTACCTTTTACTTTAGATAGTTGGTATTGACCTTTATCTTCTATGTTGGTAGGTACTTTATCTATTGGATACTCATTTACTGTATCCACATAGGCGTTAGAATAAATATTGTTGTTACTACTAATATCCCAAAGTTGAGCTATTTTAAAATTGTTATCGGTTTTAATACAGCTAATGTCCGTATTATTATAATTTATATTTCCAAATGGGTCTGTTACTTGATTAATAGTATTGATACTTTGTTTACCAGTACTTTGAAAATCATTGTATGCCCATACGTAATTAAAGTTATCTTCTATTGGCTCCCATCTTTTACCATCTAGTATCTCAAAGTCAGCTACGTAATCTACACTAGATAAGAACTGAGTCTGTACTAAAGGCATACTTACCTCTATAATCATTGGGTATTTCTTACCATAGAATGTATTAAAGTTTTTATCTATCTCGTGTAAATAGATACCTTCTTTAAATGAGTACATTCTATTTATATTGTTAAACCCTAACTCAGATACATAAGGTTGGAAACTATCCCAGCTTTGCTTTAGGAAAGAATAACAAATAGTAAATGAGTTGTCCTCAAAGTATTTAGAATCTCCATATTCAACTACCTCTATAGTATCTCCTACTGCATAGTAGTATACTCCTAATACTTTTAAGTATGCTGACTTAAGATTAGTTACATCTGGGAAAGCAGGGTATTCTACAAACTCATTAATAGCTACTACATCATTCTTAGTAAGTATTAATCTCTTAAAGTAAGGGTCAAAGTTTAAGTGTACGCTACCTTCTCCTTTTACAGGTAAGTTAGTCTTAAACCAATGTAACCAACCTTTATCACTAAGTACATCTAATCCCTGTCCGTTAAAGTTAAATATCTGACCATTAATTGTATCTACCCATTGTAGACCAAATTCGTTACTACTTTCTGCATAAGCATATTGCTTACCCCCATAAGAAGTATTAGTTTCTCTAAACTGTATTTCAGGTAGTGATAAAAATTCTCCTGTACCTACAAATACATTACTTTCATTTGTTTGTAAGGTTTGAGGATTTACAGGCTTAACAAAAGATGAGTACGTAGTGTTAATAACTAGCCTATTAGCTTTAGCATTTAGTCCTGTTATTTCTCCTGTATTAGAAGTCATGTCTCTAAAATCATTTGCTAAAGTAACTCTAAACAAGTCTTGTGACTCCTCTAAGAAAGATACAGGCGAAAACACATATCTATTAGGGAAGTTATTTAAACAGTTACTACAGAAGTCATAGTTAAACCCTAAAGAATAACTAGCACTTAAATCTGTGTAATTGTAATCTTTATTGTAGTTGTATGGTTCTCCATACGGAGTCATGCTTACTGCAAAATCATTGTTCTCTTCATCATAAGAAGTTAACTTACTATTTAAATAAGCTTTTACTCCTTCCCAATATGCAGGAATGTCATCTCTACTATCAGCACAAATAAATGTTTCTCCACCAATACCACCTTCGATATCATCTTCAACCATAGTATTTGGTGTAAACTCTAACTGCATAGCAGCAAAAGCATTACTTTCTCCTGTATGGTTTAATTTAAAGTTGTAAGTACTATCTACAAACAAGTTGTATAAGTGCTCACTATGAAACTCTGAAGAGCCTCCACTTTCGTCTCCGTCAAAGTAATTAAAACCTTGTTTATAAAAGAAACTTTCATACTTTTCTAAATCTGAAAATACACTAGCAATACTAGCAAACAAACTTTGACCTATACCAAATAATGATCTAAACCAAGAGCCACTTCTTTTTGCTAACATATAATTGTTTAGCTGTAACTCAGAGTTAAATATGTTACCTTTAAAGATAGAGAAACTGCCGCTACCTTTTATTGTTTGGTTGTGTAATCTTTCATACTCTAGGTTTAAAGGATTAGAATATGCATTCTTGTTATAAGTATTTAAACTAATCTTTGCTAACCCACTTCCTGCAGGCATTGTAAGAACTCTATCTGTTTCTATTGCATTTATACTATTAGCTACACTTACGTTAATTAAAGTATCTGTACCTACAGTATCATAACGTAACCTATCTAGGAATCTATTAGTTATTATGTTTACATTTATCTGTGCTGATTGTTCTAGATCAGTGTACCTTGTTGCTTTACTAATATAATTCCAATCACTATCAAAGCTTCCAGCTCCAGTACCATCATTGTTAATAGATTGTAACCAAGATAAACCACTATGTAAACCTATGTTCTTTATAAAGGTTGCATTTTGATATTCTTTCTGTAATGTCTTAGGAGTAAATACTGCATTCCATGTATCTCGGTCTTTACTTTCTCCTTGTGTTTCTAAGTAACTAAACCCATACTCTCTCTTATCTGCGTCTCCTCTACCTCTCATTCTTGATGCTACTCCTTGATCTAGTATAAAGTTTTCATCTAACTTAGCAACTACAAACTCATGGCTTATTACATCTTCATGTGGGTACTCTACATTAAAGAACTGTATTCCTATTCTACCTTCAGGTATTAATCTTCTGTCTGGAAATCTATAGTGTCTTATTGGACTACCTGCTACATCATTACCGCAAATGTCTTTACCCCAAAAGTCTTCAGAGCAGTCAGGTGACTCATATACATTGTCTTCATTTTGGTAATATCCAAACCTACCTTCTAGTTCATTAATTTGGTAAGCAGTATTGTATATTTGATACCTCTTAGGTAGACCTTGTATTTCTTTTAAAGCTTCTAAAGATGCTGTATCTGTTTTACCATAAAGATCTCCTGCAAGTTCTTTATATCTTTCTTCAGTAATAAACCAAGACATATCTTCATTCCAAGTTGGGTATACTGTAGTATCCCATCCTGATAATCCTAATGGTGGTAATGTTTGATTTATAGTTTTATCACTAGGTAAGAAAAATGGCAATGCAGTAATCATTGTTATGTACTCAGGGAAATCATAATCAAATGTTACATTTGTTACAAACCCTTCGTCTAGAAATTCTGTGTAGTATTCTAGTTCATCATAGTTACCAAAGATTGCATTTATAGTTATATCTTTAGTAGTAGGTACTCCATCTAACAAGTAGTTAGCTGTTATAGTTACGACTATATCTTCCCCTAAATTGTTCTGTATGTCAAACCTTGCATTAACAATAGCTTGTACATCAGTTACTACTTTTACTGTATCTCCATCAAAACCTTTATTAGTGCATTGACCTATGATAGGGAATACTGGAGATGTCTTACCATTTTTTAATCTGTATTTTATTCCAAAAGGAATAACTTCGTCAGGCATAAAGCCTTCTCCGTCTATATATGTAGATGGATCTTTATCTACTGCTTGTTCTCCTACTACAAACTTAGCACCTATCTTAGATGCAAAAGGTTGAAATGTATTCCAATTGTATACACTCTCTGTTAAATTACCTCTTATTAGTCTGTTGTCTATCTGTGTTATTTGTTTAGATGTATCATAAATAACAAAAGGTATTAATGCTTCTGCTATATCTATAAATCCATCTTTGTTAGTTATACCTTTAAATATTAGTTTATTGTTAGTAAACAGTTTAGATACTCTTATTGCATCTCTCTGTAAGCCATCTCCTGATGTCTTTCTTAATACTACTAGTCTAAGGTATTTAAATGTAGAAGGAAACTCATCTACTATAACTTCTATTGAGCCATTTACTTTAGGTATACCGCCTATATTAACGTCAGCTGATGCTATGTTATATGCCCCTGTAGTTTCTGCATTAGTCGCCCCCTTAGTGGAGTTAAATACAGGTACTGATAGTGACTCCTTAGTTTTGTATATAATATCTAAATCACCATTTAAAGCCTCAACAATAAATGAATATGTACCTACTTCTAAACTACCATCTAGGTTAGTTTTCTTTACTGATTTAATTTCTATAGAATCAGATGTTACTGCTAGGTTTAATCTCTCTGTAGAGAAAACACCATCTACAATTAATTCATCTAATCTATCTAAGTTTATTCTTCTATCAGGATTAAGCCCATCTACAAAATATATAAGTCTTTCACAACCATTTTTTACTCTAAATGTAGCTCTAATAGGATCTTTAAAGTTTAAGTCTTCTACTAGATACTCTACAACTGTAGTCTTATTAACTCCTAGTATTATATCTTTTTCTCCTGTTAAAAACAAGTATACTTCTTCCTCTCCATTGCACTCTCCTAATAAAGAATACCCAGCATACTCCTTTACCAGAGTATTGCCAGGTTCAGATGACTTAGCTAGTAAGTCTCCATTTGTTGATTGATCTAATGTACCTCTAGCATAAGATATAAAGTCTTTTACTTTAGGATCAAAATCATTAGTTATTCCCTCTATGAATTGAGTCACCATATTTCATTAATCTTTGTGCGTTAGTATTTCTTCCAACTATAGAATCTATATCTGATAGTTTAATCTTAGACATTATCTTGTTTGATCTATAAGACATAAGTAAAGTCTCTGCTCTTTGTAGGAAATTTACTGAGATAGTCATATTGTTAGGATCCATTCCTATTTTATCTTCGTAAAACATTCCTGTAGCATATGCAGCTAATCCTCTTAACAGTTTAGTGTCATCAGGCACTAGTGTGTCTGTACCATCTTTAAGAGTAGCTTTGTATACTATGCTTATCCAGCCAGACTCTAAATCAAATAATAACTCATTACCTAATGTATTAGATGAAAATGTTTCACTACAACTATTCATACATTGCTTAGAAACTAAATCTCTTGTTGTACCTACATATTGTAAAGGCTGTAACCTCTGCTCTTCTTCTAAGTAACTTAAAAATACTTGGTAAGATAAAGTGTGTCTACATATTTTATCTTCTCTAGTAGAAAATCCTGACCCTGTTTTTACTTCTTCTTTACAAGAACTACAACTTACAGTATTATTAGAAGATGTTACATTGTCACATAGCTCTACTCCGCATTTACATTTTACTTTATACTTACATGGAAAGTTAGGGTCTAACTCATCTGTGTAATATATTCTTTGTACTGATACTAGGTCTTCAGGTAATCTTACTTTGTGGTCTCTTATTGGTAGAATGCAGCATACTGTCTCATAATCAGACCTTCCATCTAATGATTTAAAAGCTGTATTAGCATAGAACATTAAATCCATATCTGATACTTCTTTCCTGACACTAGGAGAAACATAGGCTAACACCTTTTCTATTTTTACATTTTTCATCTTGTACTTTCGTTAAGGTTTCTAAATTCTAAAAAGTTATCTTTATAATAATCAAACATATACTTCCAAGAATATTTAGTTAATAATACTCGCCATTTCCATTTTTGGGTCATTACACCATTGTCTTTATGCTTCCTATGCCAGAGTAATTTAAACTTACCACCTTTAAGTCCTAAGTTCTTTTTCCTGACTGTACCTTCATTAAAATCTCTGTATGTGCCTTGGTATCTTTTAATTATTAAATAACCTAATCTATGTGGTAAATTTAATCTAGACCCTTGTCTAAGATACAGTAAAGTAAATTTAAAAATACACTTTAATATAGTTATGTATTCCTTGTAAGTTAAACTATATTTATGATCACAAACCATATCTGTAGGTTTTACATAAGGTATAGTTATTGTTTTATTTACTTTAACTTCTTGGCACTTGTAAGGGTATTCTTTATAAAAATCATGAAAACCCCTATAGCTCATTGTTTCTATTATTAGTTACATCTTCTCTTACTCCTAAACTTCTTAATAAAGATTGTGAAGCTTCGTCTATTGCGTAAGCCATAAAGTCTCCTTCTAATCCTATTTCTACTTCATCAATATTAAAACAGTTTAAAGCTATATCTTCATCAGGATTTTCTATGTAATCGCAGTAAGTAATTCCATCCCATTCAGTTTCATCTTCAAAAATTCCCTCTACTAGTATTGCAGGTATTAGCTGCTCTGTATTTGTATTCCAAAGAATTATTTTTCTATTGAGGAATGTATAAGTTACTACTCCTTTTTTTATGTCTATTAGTTGGTTTGTTTTTTGCTCTTGAGTACTTACAGGAAATATTTCTTTGTAATCTAAAGTATAAACTCTTATCTCATCTCTATATTTTCCTGAGTAAGTTTTAGGTATTTTAAATACAGTCTTCTGTACTTTACAACCTATATCTACACAGTCACAATCGTGTGAGTTATCAATCTCCAAAGGAGTACAATAGACTGCTTTTAATCTGTCAGAAGTTCTATATGCTTCTTTTATTCTTTGTGACTGATATTTGTTTATATATATTTTTAGCTCATTCCATAAATACTCATTTGAGTATGTACTGTCATCTTGAAATTTTTTTATTCTATTTCTAAGTAAGCTAATGCCTTCAACTATTTTCATAATTTATTTATTTATTCCATTCATCATTGTAATAACACATGTTATCACTAGATTTATAATATTCATCTTTTTTACTGTAAGGTAACTTATTAGCTATTCTTTCTAACTCACCAACTAAATAATCAAACTTACCATCTTCATTATCAAAACTTAGGCAGTTTAAGTATATCTTCTGCCTTAGACTTAATTGTTCCGTTGTACTCGCTCCCATATAAATTTAAAATTTCTTGTGCTTCATGTGTAAGATCTAGTATAGGATATACCTTGTGTGTTCTATTTTCAGGATGAAACCATACTAACTCTATATTCTCTACTGGTACTCTAATGTCTGTGTTCTTTTCTAATATGTTTTTATATATACATTGTTGTAAGGAATAAATAACATGCTCACATTCAATCAAATGGCTAAGTGGTCCTGTAAGGTTTTTTCTAAACTTGTGGGGATCATCTTGCATATGAAACTGCTTGTCTGTCTTATAATCTCTTATACATATTCCTCTTTCTTCATCTCCAAAGATCTTATCAAAAGTCCCTGAAATACCGTAATCTAAGTCATACATCATTACCTCTGAACCTATGTAAGTAAACTGACTAAAGTCTTTTAAATACTCGTCAGCTTGCATTATAATATAATTCATGTGGTCAAAGTATAGATATAAATCTTTAGGATGTAAATCAAATACTGCTTTGTCCCATTTAGGTAATCCTTCTCCTTCTAGTGCAAACTCAATGTATTCGTGCAAGTAAGTACCTTTAGTGTTTCCTAACCATCTTTTATAGTCCCACTCTGCTTGAATACTTTCTACTGTTCTGTTGTCTCGTTTAGCTATTGCTTTTTGTATAACATTCCAATCGGTCTTTTTCTTGAATCTTGCTTTTGCCTTTGAAACTGAATTAAGGTTTAAGTCTTTATTATTTATGTAATATTTATGAGCTATTGGCTCTAGCTCTATGCCAGGAAAGGCATTTAAGATTTGTTTTTTGATATCTTGCATATAAGTTTTATTAAATAATTAAAAAATAAAAAACAAGGAAGAACCACATTTGGTCCAACCTTGTCTAACTAACAAACTTATGTTATTTGATTCGGTATTCTTGCATACCTTTAAATCCTATTTCTTTATCGTATGAGTAACTTTGTGCTGCCCTCATAGACATATATGCGTTATCTTTATGCCATTTGTCTGTAACACCTAATGATGTAAGGTATCTTACTACAAAACCCCTAAACTCTTTCGTTTGTTGGTGGTGTGTGTGACCAAGTATAGCTTCTCTGTATAATGTATTACCCCATAACTTTGGTTGCTCTGCTGCAAATACGTTAGGGTAATCAGCCATTTTTAATTCTCCGTGTTCAAACATAAACCCTGTAACTCCGTACTGACAATACTGTCTGCTATCTTTGTTATTTAAAATGTTTACGTTATCGTTATTCCAAAAGTATCCTTCTACTGCTCTAATCAATGTAAAACTTTCGTATCTATCATGATTACCTGCAATGTGATAAACTTCTATAGGTGCTATAGTAGCTAACCAAGAAAGAACATCTATACAATCTTTAAAAGCTGTATCGAAGCAAGCATAAGCGTCAGCAGAATCATGCTGAGGAGTACCTTTAGTAGTTGCTTTGCTGTTTCCATCTGAGTTTAATATATCGTTTCCTATTGGTACAATAAACTTTTCTATTGTATTTGTATCATACCTGCTTACTAATTCTGCTACTGCAGTCCTAAAAGACTTACTTGTTATCTCTAAAGGACCTTTTCCATAGTGTAGATCAGGTATAGATAATAACACTGCTTGGTTAGCTTCGTCTTTAACTTCTAATTCAGGATACTTTGGTGAATGTATTTTAAGAGACTCTATAAGTTCTTCAATTTTACTATCCTCTGCTTCAGCATCTTCTATTTTTTCTAGAGACATCTGCATGCTTCCCGAACGACCCCATGCTTTTTTTATTCTAAATCCATCAGGAATATCCATTCCTTCTACTCCTGCATAGTAGTTGTTACTATTATCTTCTACTATTGGACCATTATAGTCAGGTGCTAAATTACCTGTCTTTTCATAATACCTCCAAAAATCATTTGCTTGTTTAGAATCTTTTAAATCATACTTAATTGCGTAATCATTCCAAGTTCCTTGTTTGTCGTTAGAGATCAAGTCTTTTATAAACTCTACTCGTCTTTCTGTTAAATTCATTTTAAGTTTGTTTGTTAATTAAGTTAGTTATTTACATTTAATAATGTAAGTAGAAACTTATTTACGTTATTAATATGACCACAAGATATGTAAAATAACTGACAATACCAAATATTTTAATAGTTATTTTTTTTAAAAAAAAGGAGTTAAATCAACCAACTGACCTAACTCCTTAAGAATCAAAAGACTATGAAGAAATCTTATCTAAATTTAATTATTTAAATCTATTAAATTTAAATTTTTATCTTTACTTTGCTATAAGTTCTTTAGTTATTATAGCTACTAACAACATACTAGTTACTCCTCCACCCCATTCTAACCATTTATTTTTTACTTTTAATTTAGAGTTTTGCCATTTAAGAGCTTTTATTTCATCTTTATATGTAGTATGTACACTAGCGCAATTATTATATAAATCTTCTATTAAAATAAGTTGTTGGTCTTTTTTATCTATTATAATGTCTTTATCTGCAATTCTACTAGAGTAATTATTTATTAGTATATCTTTACTTTCCATTAAAGTAGTCATTAAATCTATTCTAGTGTTTTGTGCAGTTACTTCTAGTATTAATAAATTAAGCTCCTCGGACTGCTTATATAACAAGTCTATTTGCCACGGTGCCAACTCATACAAACCTGTGTTAGGATTTTTAAACGTAAAATCTTGTGCATTACTTGTTGCTGTCACTAGCATTAGGGCTGAGATAAAACTCATTATTAAGCCATATTTTCCTTTGCTCATCTGTAAATTCTGTTTTATTATTACTTAAAGAATCTCTAAGTTTGTAAATGTTATCTAATACTTCTTTGTTTTTAGCTAATTTAGTATAAGCTAAGTTTACTTTTTGATTTAATTGTTTTAGTTTTTCTTCAGATTTTAATATAGTGCTGTTTTTATGTTTTATTACAGTAATAAGAACATCTATCCTAGATGTAACACTATCTTTATATATTGAGTGTTCTTTCTTTTCCTTAGTTAAGTTAGAATACAAAGGCTGCATATAAATATATATATAAATACAAGTGCCTATTGCAATTAAACATATTAAATTCCATAACCATTTAGCAGCTATATAAGGGATAGGTATTTTAATGTTGACATTCTCCATGATATTCTGTGCTTTTTAATTGGGATCTTTTATCAAATACAACTAAGTTTCCTTTTCTAGTATCTATATGTATATGTGAGTTGTACAATCCTATACCTGTAATACCAGAACTTTTAATAATTTTTATAATATAAGCTTTGTTAACTACATCACTAACAAAGTTCTCGTGCGCTATTCTACTAATAAAAGAAATATCAATAGCTCTACCAGCTAAATGCTGGCTATACTTTGCTCCTCCTGCTTTATCATTACATTTTCTGTATCTATATGAAGAGTTAATTAGTATAGAGCTTCCATAAACAGCTCTGAGCTTTTGTGCAAAAATTATAAGTTTATTATCAAGTCTATGTTTATTTAACCCTACACATTTAGAAAAGAATTCAGATATATGAAAGTTATTAGTTATAAAATAGTTATCAGTTTTATTTATTTCTATGAATTTATTAGGACCAAAATTAAGACCAAAAAATATTCTTTCATCAAATGTCCAACCCATGTTAGCTCTATAAAAAGGAGCCATCATACTATTAGGGTCGTCGCTATGATTTAAACCAAAAATATGACCCATTTCATGAGCAGTAATATTGCTTATGTTTTTAATGTTTTTATAATAAATCATTAAACTATCAGGAGTATTTTTTCCTGGGGGCATGTCGTAGTTATCAAAAGTAATATGTTGTATCTTACTTGTATCACAATTGGGGTATGTAGCTCTTGCTAAAGTGCCATCTATCCCATCCATGTACTCGTATTTAATTACTAAATCTAATTTTTTTGAAGTACTAGAGCTTGGTAATTCTTGAACATATTTATTAGCAAGTATAGCTGTTTTTTTTATAGCTAAATCTATATCTTTTTTCACTAAATTAAAACCATCTACTGGAGACTGATTTGAATGTTTATAAAATATAGTGTCTATTGCTTTAAAACTACACATTGCCTGTCTGAATTGGTCTTCAGATTCTATAGGGGAGTTATGTAGTACAGTTGCTACCGCCATCATTTGCCTGTGCTTTATACTTTGACCATTGCAACAGTAGGATAAAGCTATGCAAATAAATAAAAAAATAATATTTTTCATGTCATGTTAAATTGTTATTATTATTAAAAATATTGAGTCCATACTATTTGTATTTCCTCTGTAGCAGAATCACAATTAGTTGCTGTTACTGTAAAGTCACGCATAGAAATATTTGCACTATTACAACCCATAACAACACCAGTATTACCTATTTGTATATCAATTTCATACTCATCTTCGCTAAGTATAGTTGTTGATCCTACAGTATCAGTTACAGTCCAAGTTACTGGAATGTCTGAGGTAATAACTGCATGCTCAATCTCAGGTGTACAATCCCCACTACCGGCTTTAAATCTGTAATCTTCACCTCTATTTCCAAAGCAAATAGGTTCGTCACATAAATCAGCAAGGTTAGTAATTGTTATAGTTGGAGTGACAGGTATACAACAATCTGCCTCTCTAAGGTAAATGTTTCCACTATTGCTACCACTAGTTATACTATCTATAAAACCATTAAAATTATATATTTTTAAATAAATACCACTACTATCTGTTTCTATTACTTCTATAGAAGCGGCAGCACTACATCCGTTAGCTAGTAAGTATGCTAATAATGCATCTTGATTAACTTGGTCAGTAATTGAAGATAAAGGTGCATAGTAGATTTCATTTGTTCCTGCTATTGTTACTCCAAAGTTAGTTGCTGACTCTTCTATAAAAAACATTTGACAATCTACTGTAGCGTCAGTTATACAACATCCACAATTTTCATATTGAGTTTGAGTTATAGTTGTTACATACTGTTCTCCATTAGAATCAGTTTGTCCTGTAATAGTACAACCACTTGCTGATTCTATTGTATTAACTTGCCAGCTTAGTCCTATTAAATCTCCATCTGCAAAGTCACATATGTCTATTGGTATATCAAAATTGTTTACTGTAGTGTTACCATCAACCGTAAATGTTTGATCAATATTTCCAGTAATATAAGATACATTATTTACATATACAGTATAATCTAAATCTATATCTACTGTAGTGTCTACACACTCACAAGAAGCATCTGTTAAACTTGTTATTCCTATATTTAAATTAGTACAAGTTAAAGTTTCAGGTACTCCTGAACCGCTAATTTGAAAGTTAATTGATGGATCACAACAGTCTTCATTATCAAAAGTTAATATAGTAGGCTGCCCACAAGTAAATCCATTTGTTCCTGTTGGTGTCCACTCTACTTGAAACAATACTTCTGATCCATCTGTAGCATTCCAAGTAGTAGTAGTTTCTAAAGGTAAGAAAGGACCAGTAGATAGTAAATCTTTGTAAAATATTTGCAAAGTACTCCCTGGTAAATTACAATAAAAGGAATCAGTAACCATTTCATATATTGCTGTTGTTCCTCCATTTTGTGTGTTAGTACCGTTACAAGCTGCAGATATCATATTTAGCAAACCACTAGGCATATTATCATAAAGATTTAATGAAGTTTCACAAGCTTCTACAGTTTCACTATAATCACCTATAATAGGTGATATAATTAATTTTTGTGTTATTTCAACTCCACACCCTGGGTCATTATTAATAACCCATCTAGCTATAGTTAATTCTCCACAAGTTTGTTTATCATCTGCTATTCCATTAGTAGTAAGATTTCCTGGTATATTTAATGTACTAAAATATAAAAAGAAAACTCGAAAAGATGATGAAGTATAAGCAAGAACTGACCCTGCAATAGGATATGATATTTCTATAGCCCCCCCTGGAGCTATAGGTATAGTATTTCCATCGCACCCTCCAATAATAGTATCTAAATCTATATTTTGAGTTCCAAAATTACCACTGTCTACAAAACTACCATCAGAGTACATCCAACTATAATCAGAATCTCCTTGTTCTGTTCCATCTCTACATACATATATATCTTCAGCAGGTCCAATCTCTGTAGATGTATCATATATTTCTATACTTGCTTCTACAGGAGCTGTACAATCCCCATTTTCTACTATATATTCAAAAGTATATATACCTGGAGTTAAACAACTAGAAAGAGTTGCATAAGTAAAAGTATCCCCTGTATAGTCTACTGAGTCTAAACAACCCTGATCAGTTGAATCTATAGTAAAAGTTACACCTCCTGTAGGTTGAGATACTTGAGTCCAAGTACCTCCTGGAGTATAGCCAGGGTCTAATAAACTACTTAAACAAAATTGCGCCATTGTATTTTTTTTATTATTAAATAATTAAACTGAAAAAAATAGTTATATCCTTAGAGTAAGTTACGTTATACTCTAAGGATATAAACTAATGTGTAACTTTTAGTTACAAACTGCTAATGAAGTTGCAGTACCTGCTACTAATGCTGCTGTAATTTCAAGAATAAATGAAATTACTTGTGTACAATCAGCACAAGATTCATCTACAGTATGGTGCCCACCAGCAACTGATAATGTGTAAGTTACAGTAAAACTACCAACTACGGCAGGAGTAGTAAAAGTAATAACACCTGTTGATTGATCTAATGTACCTGGGTTGCCTCCTATTGCCCATGTACCTCCAGATATATAATTACCTATTTCGGCAGTAAGATCATAATCTACAGGAAGAGTTGCTTCACAAAAAGTAAGATCCGAAGTAGGTGCTGTCATATTTGGACTATCAACTACTTCTATTTCAAAACAAGTAGTATCTCCACATTCAGTTGGAGTAATTAACTCACCATCTTCTGGATTATTATCTCCTACAATATATGCAAAACCATAAAACCCTGCTGATGCTCCTCCAAAATCAATAGTTTCTTCATCAGGTTCTAGTTTTATTTGAGGATTTACACTAAAGAGTGTACCAGGAATTTCAGTATAGGGGTTACTAGTATCTATTGGAGCTATTGCAAAGTGATCTTGAATTCCAAAACAAGTACTATCTTCACCATTTGCAGGTACTTGACTACCTGTACTAGTACTCACGTATCCTAAGTATACAAAATACCCTCCTGTAGATTGATTAGTTAATTGATCATTTAAATTTATTGAACAAGCCATTTTAATTTATTTTATTATTAATTTTTAAAAAAGTTAAGAACATACCATTTGAGAACTTCCATTCCCTGCAGATACTGCTTCTGTAATTATTATTGTTATTGTTTCTGCTGCCCCTCCGCAAGATACACAACCGTCAAAAATTGGGTATATATTATTTGGAGTAGAAACAGAATATGTAAATGTATATGTGCCAACTGGCATACTATCTGTATTAAATGTAGCTACGTCACCTAAAATAAATAATCCTGGGTTACAGTTATTAAAAGCTATTGTGTAATCTCCACCTGCTGACCATACTCCACCTGCGTCTTCTCCTACAAGTAAATCTCTTAGTATAAGACACTCTGGCTCTATTTCACAAACAAATTGTGTACCTATATCATTACCTGCAGTTCCTGCTGATACAACTTGTACTACTGTCTGTGAAATAGAAGTACAACCGTCTACAGTAACTTTATTACTAAAAAAGTAAAATCCTACAGCTGCTCCTTCAAAGGTATAAGATGGACCAGAAATATCTCCTGGTGTTAAAGTAGGTTCTACACCTCCCCAGCCTCCTGTACCAGGAGTACCTATAGCTACTGTTGAAAATCCATCATAACAGAAAATACCTATAACGCTAGTGTTAGGTGTAAACATGTCAGGATAAACATCTACTACACAAGCTCCATCGTTACAAACAGCTCCTGGTTGAGGTACTCCTGATCCTGGTAAAGGGGTTACAGTAATTGTTATTGTAGCATCTGTATTACATGCTGAACAAGTACCATCTGTTCCTGTTACAGTAGAAGTAAATGTAAATACCCATTGTCCTGGTACTGTAGGATTAAAGTCTCCTGTAGTTAAATTATAATCAGGAATTCCTTCTCCCGCAAGATTTTCACTTATTAATACTAAAGATGTAAAATTATTGTCTAAACAATTAGAACCTCCGTTTATTTCATTAAAAATATTAAACTCAGGATCTGTATTACACTTTACTATTGTAGTATCTGTTATTACACAAGAAGCTTGATATATGTTTACTTCAAAGTCTACTTCTTTAGGACAAGCATCTCCGTAGAAAGCTCTAAATAAGTAAGTACCTAATGGTGCTTTACCGTTATCCCAAAGTGCAATACCTTCTGGTAAAAATGACCCTGCATTAAGCAGCATCTCAGATCCATTTATGTTTAAAAATATTGGAGTATAAGGTGCAGTTAATAGCTGTATTTTACTACCTGCAGGCAATCCCATTTCAGTATATAAATCATACTCACACCCTGTAGTTGCAGTATTATTAACAATAACAGGATTTGTAGTACAGCTTGCATCTAATGCAGGATCTGGACCATATGAGCAGTATACTAAGCATTGTGTAGGTACATCAACAGGTTCTTCTTGTATGTCTACTGTAAGTATAAAAGTATTACTACATCCTGTTTCATTGTATATACCTGGGTTAGTTATGTTATATCTAAAGCTATAAGCTCCTGGAGTAACATCTGCAATTATAGTTACACCGTCAGGATTTAGTACATTAGTTTGATTTAAATCTGTCCAAGTACCTCCAGTTACATTAGCTAATGTATTTAGATTAATAGTATTAGCATCTGTAACACATATACTAGTGTCTAAATCTACAGATTGCTCTGAAGCAATAACTTCTATATTAACTGTAGTAAATGCATTACAAGGTCCTGACTCTCCAAATTGAAAAGTATAAATACCTGCATTATTAAATACAACATTAGGATTACCTATAATATCTCCTACAATAAACTCTGGTGAATTTAAAGTTCCTGGTATATCTGTAACTTCAGTAGTAAATCCTATAAATGACCAAGGTAATAGTTCTTCTGATGTTACTAAACTGTTAAGATCTACTACATCATTTAAACAAATAGATATATTAGAAGTTGGTAAGTTAGCATCTGCTACTGTTATAATTACATCTGCTTGGTTAGACTCTACTCCTGCTTCATTTCTTAATTTGTATTTAAGTACAGTTGTACCTACAAATCCTCCTGCTATAAAGTTAATTGAATTTCCGTTAAGTAATGTTTGTACATTAGGATATTGAGTTATTATTAACTCTGTAAATTGACCTGAATCATTTGCTGTTATATCAATGTATCCAGAACTACCATCAGAAAGCATACATACTTCATTGTCTACTGCTACTGGAGTACTGCCACATTGTGTACCTTGAAATTCAAGTCTACCTGTAGCTAATACACCATCTATTATAAGAGAGTAGTTAACAAACTCTACGTTTACTAAACCTCCACTATAAGTGTATAGTACTTCTCTATTAATAGTTAAATTAAGCTCTCCGTGTGGAGTTAACATATTTGTGCTAGTAACTAAAGTTTGACCTAAGCTTGGTATAAAAGTAAATGAAGTCCAATCTACATTTCCTTCTACTAAATCTTCTAAGTTAATACTTAAATTAGATAAACAAGCATCTTCACCGTCTCCTCTGTTAGAAGCTACAGATCTAAAGTTATCTCTATCTATACAATCTTGACATCCAAACGTGTGGTTGTAAGGTATTATATTAGGTATAACAGTACACTGTATAGGTTGTAGACAAAGTGTAAAGTATGTAGTATACCCTGCACAATCTTTAGCTTTCATTGGTACAACTATAATGTTGTTACTTAAAGATATCTGGTATGTAGATATTTTAAATGAGTCTTCTGTAGTAGTTATAACTAAACCATTTTGGACTTGTAAAAACTCTACTGTAGAATAATCTATAGGCTTACTACAAGGTGTACCTAAGCTTATCGGTGAAGTAGTATAACTTGTATTTATAGCTCTTGGTTGGCATACTATGTCAAAGTTATATTTAACTTCGTTATTAATACATATTTCAACATCTATAGTATCTTCTACTGAACATCCGTATTTATTAGTAGCTATTACTTTTAAAGGAGTAGATGTAGTAGTAATAAATGCACCATCTACATATTCAAGTTCTACTCTATCGTTTATTGATGTAGTAGTAAATATTTGAGAATCTACTATCCATTCGTAAGTAATACCAGCTTCATTAGTAGGAGCTTTATATGCTATAGTACATCCATTACAGTCTTCTAAAGGAGATATTCCTCCTTGAGTAAACTGTAGTTCTGCACATACATCTTCAAACACACTGTCAATTGTAGTAATACAACCGTCAGCATCTACTATCTTTAAACCTATTTCGTTAAAGTTAAGTAAGCATTCGTTGTCACAAAAATCAAAAGTTGCAGTAATAGTATTATCTAATACTACACTAGAGATAAGTGTAACACAATCAGGTAAAATCCACTCGTGAGTGAATGCTCCTGTTAAATTTTCTAATTCATAAACTTTTGTGATATTAATCATTGCACTTATTTGAAATTTCTTTGATTGTAATTTTATTCTTTATAGTTCTTTTTGTCTTTACTTCTACAGGACATAAACTATCAACTTCTATTTTTTTACATTCTATGCCTGCACAGTTACTATTTTCTAACCAATGCTTAATGTACTTTGAGTTGTTGTTAGTACACTCCATAAGGAATTTTTTCTTCTTTATGTTGTCTACCCTATCTTTTATTATACTAGCAGTTACAGTCATCGTTTACAAGATTATAGGATTTTAAAATATTATTAAGCTCTTGATATAATACACATGCAGACTCACACTCGCAGTCTATACACTCGTGTATTGACTTTAGAGCTTCATATAACAATATAGCTTCTTCTAGTTTATCTAAATCTGTTAACTTAGCTATTTTACATTGTAAGTCTAAATCTACAAATACGCAGTAAGAATCTGTTATAACTTGAGTTTGGGTTTCTGTAGTTAATGTAAAGTTATATACTCCATTTGTAATAATACCCAAGTACTCTGGCTTTAATCTTAATCCATTACCTACAAACTCTATTAAATCTGCGTTGTACTCTCCTTCAAAGTAATTTAACTGATCACATTGGAAATAATAATTTTCATTATCTACTTCTAGTTTAAAAGGTACAAAGTCAATGTCTTTAAACGTAAGAGCTATTAGATTGTCTTCTAGTATAGCTTCTACAGACCCTGTAGTTAATAGTGCAGTTATAGAACTAGCTATTGTTAGTGCATCTATTTTTAAAGAAGATGTAAGTATAGGGCTTGTAAAACTATTTGTATTATTATACCCAGTAAGAGAGTTTATAAACCCTGTTGTAGGTATTTTTACAGTATAATTACATGATGTAATATCTTCTGCATATCCTATGCAATTAGGAAAAGACCCTGTAGTAGTAGTGTTAATACTATACTTAACATATAAGATAGGGTTATCTGTTCCATTAATAATTAAATCATTTCCTTCATATTCAAATGAATATCTAGTATCATTTAAAAACTCTATTAACCCTACTTGTGCAGTTTCAATAGAAGCTGTATTAAATATAGTAGGAGGAGTATATGTACCATTAGCTGTAACAAAAGAAGATATTGCTACATTAGCAGGAAGTATAAACTTATTTTTATTACATTTAATTCCTAAAAAACACTCAGCAGTTACATCTACATAACATGTTTCATTATTAGCTAAAATAAAACTTTCAAATACTACGTTAGTAGGTAAGTTACTAATTTTAATTTCTACTTTTAAAAACCCACTTGTACTTAACTCAGCATTTATTACTGTATTAGCTATAATACCTTTATTAGTAAAGTAAGAGTCAATATCTGTTTTTAATAAAGCTACATCACTTTCATTTGTCATAAGGTATGACTTTGAAAGAATGTTTGTAGATTCACCATCTATAAATAGTTTAACTTCTACTACATTACTATAGTAAACTGATAAAGGAGTAGATTCACAGTTATCTGTAACTTTACCGCCTGACCCTGGAGTAGGTGAACAACTAGATTGTTCATCATAGTTTTGGTAACTTGCAACGTATATACAAGTTGGGTCAAACTCAAGGTTAAACTTCTGTGAAGCAATAGGAGTACAACAGTTTTTCTGTCCTTCTATACTCATAGACAATAACTCTTTAGAGTTAAATATCTTAGAGACGTACTCATTTTCAATTTCAATATAATTTGATGTGTAATTTAACATACTACTTTTTTAATAGTTTATACTATAACTTGTTTTAATCAAAAGGCTATATACAGCCTTCTGATTTTATTTCTAAATTCCAAACATTTGTTGCACACGGATTACCTTTTATAGTAGCTGTTGCTGTATCTACTCCATTTATATAAGAAATTGGTATATTTGCTACAACAGCGTCTGGTAATATTAATGAAGTGTATATAATTCCGTTACATTCAAAAGAATCTTCACTAGTACTTATATAAGGCATAACTGCAGACTCTCCAGTATGGTAAATAACATTACCATTGTACTCTATTACTAACCCATCAGGGACAGAAGCTGCAAAAAATGTTAATTTAATATTAGAAGATTCTCCTACTTCTATATTAAACTGTGACGATGATCTTATTCCTCCAGGTCCTATTTGATAATATAATGTACTTGAACCTGTTTCTCCTATATTACAAGGTATCGGAGTAGTAGTAAATGTTAAGCTATTACAACTAATGTTACTACCTAAATCTGAATCTATTATTTCTATTGTATAAGTTCCTGCTATAAATGGTATAGTTTCATCTGATGCATATGTAGTTGCTGCATCATAAAAAGTACCCATTGCTACTTTTATAGTTTGACCTTCTGCATTTTCTGCTGGGTTTAAATCTTCATCTAAAAATTGTAAAACGTAGTTATCTACGTCTACATTATTTTCTTGTAAAGTTTCCCAAGTTAATTTTCCAGGTACTGTAGCATCTGTATTAAAAGTTATATTGTTGTCTATACAGAGATCACAAGAAGATACATTAAAGTTTACTTCTCCATTTACTGTAATATTTCCTGAAACATTAGTAGCTGTATATGCTATAGTACCACTAAATTCGTAATTATTACTTACTTCTATTTTAAATCCAACAGTAGGAATAATATCTACTACAGTTAATCCAGGGTATAATTCTATATCACTTACTGGATTTTCTATAGGTATATTATCAATGTGTGTTATTGATAGCCCATTGTAAGCAGGAAAATCAGTAGCTAATACTGCTAAAATTCCTGAAGTAGTGTTACATACTAACTCATAGGTAGTTGGATTTGATACTGGAGTTCCTGTTATACAAAACTGCAAAGTTGCAGTATTTACTTGATTATCATTATTTGTTATACTGTAAGATACTTGTTCATTTAAATCACTTACATAACCATTAAATGATTGTATTTCAATAACCCCATTTGTTACATATTTAATAGTTAAATTATTATTTATTGCTATTGAAAGGTTATCTATTACTGATACACCATTAATGTGAGAAATTGCTTCTCCATTACCTAAAGAATCATTACCTAATAAATTAAGTATAAATGTTTCTCCTGATGTAATGCAATCTTCTACAATATCATTAATTGCTACAGGTATAGTAAATACTTCTGTAGGTAGGTCAGATAAATCAGTTCCTATAGGGCTATTAACTGTAAATGTATAACTAGAACCATTGCTAGAAAACGAAGTGTTTATTCCGTATAATTCTAAGTTATTAACTATTTCAGTAGGAGTTGTCATATTAATTGACCCACCATACTCTATAGGAAATATTACTCTATCAAATACTAATTCATTTACATCAAAGAAATCAATAGTGCCTAATTCTACATCATAAGTAGTTTCTACAAATTCTACTAAAGATATATCAGATGCAGTTACTTCTGCTACTATACCTAGTAATCCAAATTGAGTAACTATATTAGCTAATGAATTAACTTGTACTACAGCTCCTCCGTAAGATGTTAAATCTATAGAGTTATAAACAGCACTATCAAATGGCGTGTCAACTAAATTGTAAGAAAATTGTACTATAGGATCTGATGATATTTCTATATTAGCAACTGGACCAGTGTACTGTACAAAAGAAATACCACTAGCAGTTACATTTGTTGTTGCGCCTGTTAGTTCTTCTATTCTTGTTTTTAAAGCATCTAAAGAATATATAAACTCTATTGGTTCTCCTCCGTAAAATGCTAAATTAAACCTAGTTTGAGTTGTAATACTAGTACTTGCATTAGCAGCATTAACAAAAATAATAGCAGGATCTAACGTAGAAATTATGTCAGTTGCTACTGTAGTTGTGTTTAGTATTGTTATTTGATTATTTATCATTTTAACTGCTATTCCTAAAATAGATAAAGCAGCTATTACTTCTGCATCAGAATTTACAGTAGTAAAAGTACTACCCCCATAAGGGGATAGATCAATATAGTCAAAAGAACTATATACTCCACCAAAATCAACACCATTAGGGTTTAAGATAGAGATTGAATTAAAACATTTAAATTCTGTTTGCATTTAAAATATATTAGAAATTATTAATAAAGCAATAAGTAAAGAAAGTATTTTACTACCCCAGTATAAAGTTGGAGTTTTAGATAAATACCTGCTTATTAAACTAGAGTCTCCTATTGTATTCCATGCTACGCTTGTATTACCTAAAAATGTTTTTAGTACATTTATAATAGTGTCATACATAGCCCAGCTTAATAAAGCTACAGCAATAGATAATACAGGATTTACAAGTCCTATTATTAGTATTACTACTAACCTATTAAAAGCTCTTGAGTTGCTGTTTAGTGTTTCTCCTTCTAGTAAATGCTCTGCATCTATTAAGGCTATAGAAACTACCCAAGAAAAAATTAAAATTGTAATTAAAATTGCTGTCATGTTTATTTATTAATTTGTTTATAAATTTTTTTATTTTTACTATACTCCACCGTCATCAGTAAAACTCCAACCATTAGCTAATAGCGCAGTTCTTGCTGTACCACTTGTTGCTGTAGTATATGTAGATGGAATAGTGTAAATGTTTCTTCCAGTTAGTGAATAAGTAATTCTTTGTGCATTTAACCTATTTAAAAATCCATCATAGTTTGTTGTTCCTATATTAGTATCAGTAAACATTTGATAATAATCTGTAACTAAACTAAAATTCCAATTACTTAGATCTGGATTACATTGAGCACCTTTATAAAACATTTGTCTCATAGAAGTCACTTTGCTCGTATCCCAACCGCTTACATCTGGATTAGCTAGGGAGTTACTATTATTACTATAAAACATATATGCCATTTTAGTTACATTACTAGTATCCCATCCACTTGTATCGGGGTTTGCATCATAAGCATATTGAAACATTGCCTGCATATCAGTAACTAAACTGGTATTCCATCCACTTGTATCTGGATTTGCATCATAGGCACCATAAAACATATATTTCATTGATGTAACTAGACTAGTATCCCACCCACTTGTATCTGGAGTTGCAATATAAGCACTACGAAACATATATCTCATTTTTGTTACTTTGCTTGTATCAAACCCACTTACGTCTGGGTTAGCTGCTCTACAATTAGAAAACATAAACTCCATATTATTAACATTACTTGTATCAAAACCACTAACGTCTGGATTTGCAACGTAACAAGCATCAAACATCCTACTTAAATTAGTAGCAATGCTAGTATCAAAATTACTTACATTTGGTGTAGCTACCCTACAATTACTAAACATACTTTGCATAGTAGTAACGTTACTTGTATCAAACCCACTTACATCTGGATTTGCTACATAACAATTTTGAAACATAGAACTTAAATCAGTACAACCACTTGTATCAAAGCCGCTTACATCTGGAGTTGCTGCTCTAGCACCAAAAAGAAATGAAGAAAGACCATTTCCAGTAATACTACTTGTATCAAACCCACTTACGTCTGGATTTGCAAGAACACATTGATAAAACATATATCTCATACTAGTTACTAAACTAGTGTCAAAACTACTTACATCTGGAGTAGCTACTGAGCAATAAAAAAACATACCATACATATTAGTAACATTACTAGTATCAAAGTTACTAACATCTGGTGTAGCTAATCTACAAAACCAAAACATACTATCCATTCTTGTAACACTACTAGTATCCCAATTACTTACATCTGGGTTAGCTGCTGAACAATTAGAAAAAATACTACGCATATTAGTAACATTACTAGTGTCTAGTAAACTTACATCTGGATTACCTGTTGAATTAGCAAAACATAAATACAAATTTGTTGTAGTACTTTCTAAATTTGCAGCAACGGATAGCAAAGAGCTACAATATCTAAAACTTGCAGATGTTGCTCCAGTTATTCCCCAATCTAAAATCTTAGTTAAGAATTGTTTATTTGCAGTAGATGCACTGCCCCAAGCTAAACTTGTAGCAGTTCCATAATATCTAATAACATAAGTCCCAGCACTTGCAAACGTATGTGTTGCTTGATCTGGACTTCCAATTACATCTGATGTGCCATCATCAAATACTAGTCTACCACTACTGTCACTTGACCTAATTGGAAGATAGACAGTTGTATTTGCTGCTGTAGTAGTAAACTCCATAGCAAATGAACCATCTGCCACAAATGAACCACCTACTCCTGCTTGTTGTGGTACGTGTCTATGTGGGTTAATTATATTCATTTAATAATTAATATTTATGTAATTAGATACGCTATCTTTTATCCAATTAAATAAAATTAATAAATTTTGATTAGTAGGTTCTTCTAATTTATTTAATTTGCTGCTAACAATTCTCCATACGCCTCTATAAAGCGGTTCTATGCTAGAATACAGTAATTCTGTTAACTCATCAATTTCATCTTCTGAAATATTATTGTTTGCACGTTCCGTTTCTAGTTTAACAAAAAACTCATCAAATAATTTTATGCCTTCTTCTTTATGAATTTCCTGCAGTGTAACATACTGATTAGGATTTTCATAATTTTCTATTTCTTCTTGAGTCATTTCTACTGCTACTGATTCTATAACATATTGATTTAAATATGAATACTCTTCGTGAGGTGTATTTGTTATCTGCTCTGGTAACTTAACTAATTTATGTGTAGTAGAGTCGTAAGTAGGAATTGGTTTATTTACAATTAATAACCACTCTAAATCTTCATCTAAGCCTACAACTGGATCCATTTGTAAATTAGGATACTGATCTTTTTTTATTAGTTCCTGTGTTGATTTTTGTATTAATGCCGCTTTCATATTTTATGCTTTTGTTCCAATTAAGGTTATTTTCAAACCTGCTCCTGCCGTAGTAGACCCTACTTGTCCTATACCTACAGTTATTTCTCCATCATCCCCTAATGCTGTTGTAGTTATATTAGCTGCTGTGGCTGCTGTTGTACTTGTTCTTTCTGTAGAGTCTATAGATAGTACATTAGTAGTAAATATAGATGATGCGTTTTGTTTCACATCTACCAAAATAGTACTGCCTACTGGAGCAGTTGTAACACTTGCTCTTACATCAGTTAAAGTCATTGCGTAAGGCATTCTAAATGTAACTACATTTTGTCCTGTTGTTAAGTCTGAAGTTTCGTCACTTGCAGCAATTGTAATTGCAAATTTATTATCATCTACATAATTTTTTGTAGCTACATCTTGAGAAGCAAGAGGATCACCAACACCTACTATTCTATCATCTCTAAATGTAGCTCCTAGTGTTCCATCAGTATATATTTCAACTCTACCAGAATTATTTTTTATATATTCACCTCCTGCTCCTGAATCAAAATCTCCGATACCCCAATTGTAATCGCTAGATCCATCACCAGCATAAAACATTACATCACCTTCTTGATTAAATTCTACAGATCCATTTACTTCTAATTTAGAACCAGGACTTGTAGTCCCTATACCTACATTACCAGCTGCGGTAATACGCATTTTTTCTGCATTAGTAGTTTGAAACACAATAGGCGCAGCCTCTCTTGTCTTTATGTTTAAATTACCTGTACCTCTATGGTGAATATCGCTACCTGTATTTGCTCCTGTGTTATTTCTAATAATCCTAAGTCCATAATCTGAATAAGTAGCATCTCCGATTAGGTCTATATAAGAATAACCATTTCCTGTTCTGCCTGATCCTAATTCTAGTATAGATGTTTGTGTAGTGGCAGCTCTTGCAGTAATATTATTACCTGTGAATAAGTTGTATGTTACATCTACATTTCCAACTACTTCTAGTTTTTCTGATGGGCTTGTAGTACCTATACCTACGTCACCATTCCCATCAATACGCATATGCTCAGTAGCATTCTTACCAAACGTAATTAAACCACCACTATTATCATGTGATCCAAACTGCATATACCCCATTAAGGTACTATCTACTTTTCTCTGTATTTTTTGTCCTAAGGTTTCCCAATTTGTTCCTGTACTTAATCTCTCCGATGTAAATTGTAAAGTATCAGTGTTGCCAGTTGCAGTTTTTAAACTAAGCAAAGCAACATCATCTCCTGCAGTACCTCCTAATGTTCCACCATCTACATATAATTTAGCTATGGGATTAGTATTCCCTATACCTACATTTCCATTAGAGTCTATCCGTACTTGTTCAGCTCCTGCTGTATATAAACGCATAGCATCAACACTATGTGTATATCTAATCTGTCCTGCAGTACTTGATGCGGAATCCCCAAAGGCAACAATGCTAGATGCAGTAGCTCCCCCAATTCTTATTCTAACTAAAGCATCATCTGAAGTTCCTGTGCCTGAAGACCGAACTCTAATAGAAGGATCAGTAACAGCTTGTACATCAAGAAGATGACCAGGGTTAGTAGTTCCTATACCTAAATAACCTGATGAATCAATACGCATCTTTTCAGATGTGCCTGAGTCAAATATTAGCTCACCTGCATCTGTATAAATACTTGCGCTAGTTGCTCCACTTTCTCTAAATCTTAGTCTTGGATTATCTGTTGAGTCTGTATCATTAATAACTATTTCAGCACCATCTCCTGACACTACCAATAGTTTATCTGGATTTGTAATCCCTATACCTACGTTGCCTGTAGTGTATACTGCATCGTTAGTGTCTGTACCATCTACGAACTTACCTCCACCTCCGCTACCATTAGCAGCAGCAGTTATTCTACCCTGTGCATCTACAGTAATATCAGCAGCAGTGTAAGAACCTGCAGTTACCGCAGTATCATCAAGGTTTACTGTCAAAGTGGTAGATCCCCCAGCAGTAGATATTCCTGTACCCCCAGCTATGTCTACAGTAGCATTATTTGTTATAAAAGTAGGAAGTCCAGTATCTCCTTGTAATCGCCAACTATAAGAACCAGCAGCATCTATCCAATCTGTACCAGTTGCGGTAGAAGATAATACTTGACCGCTTGTTCCTGGTGAATTGCTTGAGTCATAGTAACTACCTGTTATTCTAGCGTTACCTTGTACGTCTAATTTATGTATAGGGCTTGTAGTTCCTATACCTAACTTTTCATCCTTCCAAGTAGATCTTTGGGTAAATTCTCGTTGTGTATACCCAGTGTCTATAGTTAATTGATCACTAGCTGTAACTGTATTGATTGAAACGTTGGCTTTGTCAGCAGAACTCCTGGAGTTGATCATTAAATCTGCAGTTACACTTCCATATATAGTTATACCTGCTAATACTTCAAAACCAAATATAAAACCTGCGGTAGTTGTTTCCTTTGTCCATAAGAAAGGTTTAATAAACCTATTCCCATTATTGTCCTCTTTGTAATATATTTCCCATGCTAAATCTGGCAAAGTCCCAGATCTAAGAACAACGTCAACATCAATTACTTGAACCTGCTGTGCACTCTGAGCATAAAGTTTCCCAACAATTTGATAGTTCTTAGAAGCACCACTTGGGATAATAGTAACAACTTTTTGGTAATCTCCAGCTACAAAGTAAGAGCCTACTAAATTCCCACTATATGCTTGGTTAGCACTAATAAAATTAGATCCAACATACTCTTGTCTTGGACCATTAAATAAAGTGCCACTATATTGAATGTCTCCAGTTACATCTAATTCGTAATCAGGACTTGTATTGTTTATTCCTACATGACCATCGTTTTGAATCCTCATCTTCTCATTACCACCAACGCCAATTCTAATAGGGTTTCCTTCCCCTTCATATAAAAGAACATCACCAGACCTAGCGGATATATCAAAGTCAGAACCAGTAGTATCAGTAAGGCGTAATCCAGCAGTATCTGTATTCTGAATCTGTAACCCTTTACCACTATAGGATAATGAAGGACTCATTGTCCCTATACCTACGTTGCCACCATTAAAATAAGAATTTCCAGTTGATGAGTCTAGATGTATAGTAGTTGTATTACTACTATTCCTAATATCCACATATCCATTATTTGAACCATCTTCGATAACCTTAAAAATTTCAGATGTATTTCCAGCGTTTTTTACAGAAATGCCCTCAACTTCTGTAGCACTTGTTTGGATGGTAAGTTTTGCGGTTGGAATAGTAGTTCCTACTCCGACATTTCCTGTAGTATATACTGCATCTGTAGTAGTTGTTCCATCTACAAATTTATTATTTGGAATAGCATCTACTAAGTCTTTTAAAACTTTGCCTTGTGCTGCTGTTAATCCTTCTGTTGTAGATGTACTTGTTAAAGTATTGTTTAATGTAATTGCATCTAAAAATGCAGACATATCAATAGTAAATGTACTTGCATCATCTCTTGTAAACGTAGCTACACCTGTTGAACTATTTAATGAACCACTAGTTAGTCTAGCTAGGTTTGTATCATCTAAATACAAAGATAAATCTATATCAGTATCAGTACCATTTTCATCTGTATATGTAAGGATGTTTGATGCAATAGCAATACTTGTTACAGTTTCTGGTATGTTTACTTGCGCTCCAGCTTGTATACTATTTAATTTAGATTTTTCTGTTGGTAAAAATACTCCAGCAGTACTTGTAGTAGCGGCTGGAATAATACCATTATTTCCATCGCTTGATAATACTGTCACGCTAGTTGTTCCAGTAGAAACTGCTATGTTTGTAGATACGTTTGATACTTTTGCAGTATTAGCAACGACATCAGTATTAGCTGATACCCTAGCTTCTGTATAATATAAATTAGTAGTACCTTCTAATAAATCATCTGTATCAGTTGGTGTATTTAATATGTCTGTATACGTTAATTGCCTTCTGTCTGGAGCAGTAGTATTACCAATAAATACATGAAGTGAATCTAAGTTTGGAATATCATTTGCACGACCAGCACCTTGAATAATTATTGTTCCATTATTATCGCTTCTAACTACTCTACCAATATTTTGAACAAACTGCGTTTCTGCACTTGGTCTAACATTAGTTAGTTGTCCTGCCGTATTACTAAGATACAATGTATCGTTTTCTGAATACGCACTTGTGTTAAAACTGCCAATTTCACCACCAATAATCATTACACCATTTGAGTTATGATTAATGCTAGAGGTTGTTACACCCATTGCAGGGTTTGTTCCAGTATTAACTGCTAATGCTATTAAGTCATTGTTTCCACTAACTCCACTAATGTATACTGCACTATTAGCTGGAATAGTTGAACCAGTTGTATTACGTACTTCAATTTCTATATGACTTGCTGCTACTGGTGATCCAGTTGGATCTGTGTATGTAAAAACACCAGTTGCATTATTATAATTTAATGATGAAGAATCAGATGTTAAACTGATTGCATTGCGTGATTTAGTGTCTGTATAATACTCATTAGTAGTTCCTTCTGCAATGTCATCTGTATCTAAAACAACAACTCCTGTTTGACCATTAACTGAATCAACATCTCCAACATTAGTTGTTACTGTACCATCTGCAAGTAAAAACTCTGAAGATGTACCGCCTATTACTTGAAATTTATCTGCTATATACTTCTTGCTCATTTAATAGTTGTTTTGTACTAAATTAATCCATGCATAGGTAGTGGCTCCTGTTTGCATACACATGTCTGCATAACTATTGTTTCCACTTGTTCTATATCTTATTGTTCCTACTTTACTTGCTGATGCTGTATCTGTGTCATTGGCAATTTGAACTCCCCCATCTACTTGTAATTTAGAAGAAGGATTTGCAGTTCCTATTCCTACGCTACTAGTTGTACCGTCTATTCTTAACATTTCAGTACTGCCAATATTAAAAGTAATATCAGGCTCTACAAAACCATTAGCTTCAGTAGTAAAAACTGTTCCTCCAACGTTTGAAGATATTTCAACATAGTTATTATCATCTGTTCCTATAGTAGCTGAACCACCTGAAACTTGTAACTTTGAATCAGGACTCTCAGTCCCTATACCTAAATTACCATTTGAATCAAATACTGCTATAGCAGTACCATTTTTGTGGTATCTTAAATCTCCTGCATTATTTGCATCTAATGTCCACTTACTAGTACCGTCTGCGCTCTCTATAGCTAACCCTTCTGCTATACCATCTACACTAGCTTTTACATGTAACTTAGAAGATGGGTTAGTAATACCAGATCCTATTTTTCCAGCAGCAGTAAAATTAGTAGATACAGCTCCTGACCCAGTAACATCTAAAGTTACAAGAGGATTAGTATTATTAATACCTACTTGACTACCTTTTATAGTCATTGTAGTATTTATAACTCCAGACTGTGCGGTATTAAAGTTTAATTGACCTCTTTCATTACCATCTGTGTATACACTTGTTACACTATTTATAGAAGAAAAAACTTCACTGCTTGCTGCAGAATTTAAAGCTTTAAACTCTATTAAACCGCTTGTAGTATTATTGCCAGTTACTCCACTGTCTGCTATTGTTATTTTAGGGTCAGCGTTAGTTGTAACTAATAAATCTCCTGTAGTTGTTTCTCCTGTAATTTCAAAATCCCCATCTACTCCTAAATTGTTTATTACAGTTACATCACCATTAGTATCTATTCTTAACAACTCATTACCGTGAGCATCAAGATTACCATCTTTTATAGATAGCCCACTAGCATCAGTTAATATTGTCCCTTGACCTCCTGATGTTGTATCAAAAGAAAGTATAGGACTTTGCCCATTAAGTGTTAATGAAGCTCCATCTGCAATATTAGAAATAGCTACTGTAGGCTTTATAGTAGTAGATGCATTATCTCCTACTGTTATTTCAGAGTTAGGGCTTGAAACTCCTACTCCTAAGTTTCCATCTGATGTTATACGTACACGCTCTGTAGGCGTGTCTGAGTCAGTTCCATTACCAAATACAAGGCTACCTGCTCCATCATTATATATTCTTGAATCTAAGCCACCTGCAGGTACAGATAAAATTAGTTCAGGAGTAGCTGATGTTATTTTAACAGAACCCTGTACTAAAGCATCTCCTACTACTTCTAATTTTTCACTAGGTGTAGTTGTTCCTATACCTACATTAGAAGTAGAATCATCTACTACTAAACCTGAGCCATTAGATCCTCCTACAGTATAAAAATTAACTGCCCCATCAGCATCTCCATCAGCATATAAACCACCATAAAAAGTACCATTAGAAGATTTAAAACTATAAACTTTATTCCAATCTGCATTTGGACTTCCTGTAATAGTTACACGCCCTCCTCCAGTTACTGAAAATGATCCATTTTCATTATTTTCACCTATTTGTAAAGGGTATATTGGAATACTAGTACCTATTCCTAGATTACCTTCGTTATTTATTCTTACAACTTCTCTATTCTGTGGAGAAACATTTCCTGTAGTATAAAATGCTAGTGCGCCTTTTGAGCCAAAAGCATTGTCTGATACTGAAGCAATTCTTGCCATAATATCATTAGTACTTCCTGGTGCAGTAGAGTTAGCTTTAAAATCAAGTGAGCCTGTAATATCTCCTTCAGACATAGCAAATAATCCTCCAGTAGCTCCTCCTGTTATTGTTACAGTTGAAGTTGTACTGTCGTTTACTATTTCTAATTCTGTTAGTGGGGTAATAGTTCCTATGCCAACATACCCTTGACCATTAATAGACATTTTCTCAGTTCTATCTGCAGGTAAAAAAGTATTATTATCTTGAGTAAAGAATCCTAGTCTAGGGTTTAAAGTAGCAGGGTCACTGTCAGTATTAATGTTTCTTATTTCTGAACCATACCACTCAACACCTGCACTATTTTTACTATTTAAAGTAATACCTACATACTCACCGTCAGCATCTGCTCCACTAGTAAAAGTTGCTATATTACCATTAGTTCCTGCGTTATCTACAGATAACTTTGATGTAGGAGAAGAAGTACCTACTCCTAAGTCTCCTTCTATAATAGCTCCATTTGTAGGAGCTGCAATATTATTATATCCAGTACCTACTCTTAAGTTACCTTCTATGTCTAGTTTAGAAGTAGGACTTGAATCTCCTATTCCTATATTATTGTTATTTTCAGTTACAACGCTGTCTTCAATTGTGTTTGAATCAGCCCATTTAGTTAATTTACCTGCAGTACCAGTACCGTCTATTTTTTCATCTATTAAAATCTGTTGAGCATCTTGCTCATCCTTTAGTACTTTACCTTGACTAGCAGCTAAACTAATAGTGTTATCAGTTGAATCTAAACCATCATAAACATCTCTTTGTGCTATAGTAGTATCAACTGCATTACCATTATAAGTAGGTAAGCCATTTACATCTTCACCAAAGTTATCTAAAACTGATTTATTAGCATGGGTGTGTGTACCTAATCCTATATAAGAAGTTACAGTACCATCAGCTAATAGTATTTCATCTACAGTTCCTCCATCTTTAATAAAGGCATTACTTTTTATATTGCCATCTACTTCTAAAGCTTCAGATGGACTTTGAGTTCCTACTCCTACATTACCTCCTAAAGGGTTTAATAGTAGTTCGTGGGAATTTGCATTAGTTACACTTTGAGATTGTAGCCAAGCTTTGTTAGAATTAAGTACTCCTACTTGTAATCCATAATAAGCAGGATCAGTATCTGAATTACTTATAAATACACTACCTGTAGCAGCACCTAATGTAGGTATATCAGATGCATTACTTGATTCAACGTGTAGTTTTGTTTTTGGGTCTGTTAGTCCAACTCCTACTTTACCATCAAATGTAAGAGCTAAAGTATCATTAGTAGCTCCTGTTCTAAATTCTAATCCACCTATTGTGGAGTTATTAGCAATAGTACTTACTCCTGGTCTACTAAAATACATATTAGCACCAGTGTTTTCTATACTTACATTACCTAAAGAGCCATTAACCTGAAAATCCCCAGCTACATTTAAAGTTGTAGAAGGGGTAGTTGTATTAATACCAACATTACCAGTATTTGCTTGTACAGTAATCTTAGCATCTGTTAAATCAGCGTCTGTGTTATCTAAGTCAGAGTTATTGAGTATGTGTACATCACCAGTACCAAAGTTTCCTTTTGTGTCTAGTACTATACCTCCTTTTACTGCTCCATTTTGATCAATAAATCCAGTTAATCCTACTCCTGTAAACTCATTAGTGTCATTGTTTTGCCCTGCCACTATAGCAAAAGAATCTGTAGTAGTGTTATTATAAACTGTAGCTCTGTATCCAGGAGTGTCAGTACCAACTCCTAAGTAACCTGCTACATATGCATCCCCATCTAACTCAGTGTCTCCGCTAACTACTGCATCTCCTGATACTAGTAAGTCGTTAGTTACATCTAAACTATCTATATTTGCATGTCCAGTTACAGTTAACTCTTGAGAAATTACTTCTCCAGTTACATTTACATTTCCACCAACAAATAAGTCATTAGAGATTTTAGCATCGCCACCTACATCTAATTTTTTTGTAGGAGTTGTTACGTTTATACCTACGTTTCCGTTAGCGTAGTTTACAGCTATACTTGAAGGGGTAGCAGTAGATCCATCAGGGTTTTGCCATATACTACTATCAGAACTTTTTCTAATTAATGTAATATCATTGTTTGTTAACTCCCAGACAAAATCAGGAGTATTGCTATCTCCTAAAAATAAAAGGGCATTTACTTTTTGAGGCTCAGTTAAGTTAGCGTTAATCCAAGTTTCTACTTCTAGAATTTGTGGATCATTTGTTACAGCAAAGGCTGATAAAGGTATTTCAATTTTTTCTACAGCATAGTCATTAGCAGTACCATAACCTAAAAACTCCATTGCTTTATCTACTAAACCAATGAAACTTTGATTATAATTTGCTAAACCTCCTGTTGTTTCCTTAGACCCTCTAATATCTTTTCTTCCAAAGATTGTATTTTGAGACTTAAAGACTTTTATGAAAACCTTTTTAATATCCATTCAGATAAACGTTTAAATCTAAGAAAAAATATATTGTAACTTTACATTAAAAAAATGCAAGCATATCCGATTAAAGATACACTTGCATTAATTATTTTATAAAGTCTAGAGTGCTCCTGTTACGACAGCATCTGTACTTGCAACCCAAACTCCAAGAACTGCATCAAAGTCAGTTTTGAAAGGTGTGTTTAAAGTAGCTCCATCTGCACTTACAGATATAACTGGGAAAAGATCAGCATTATCAGCAGTATATGCTGTTAGTACTGCGTCTACATCAGCAGTTGCATCCATAGCTGCAGGCATTAACATAACTAGTTGCTTAGGAGAAACTTCTTTTCTAGTAAGAGTTTCTTCAAAATCAACATAATCAAGAATAGCTGAAGTATATGGTGTGTTTTCAGCTACATAGTTGTAACCTTCAACAACATTAAATGAAGGATAATCTGTTGCTACAAAAAGATTGTGTACATTTCTTTGTGCACTTCTTCTGTTAGCCATATCCCAATTCATGTTTACAGCTTCTTCGTTACCAGCTTTAGTTGAACTAAATCCTTCTGATACTCTGAAACCGTCAGTTAAGTTTACAGTAATGTCAACTGTAGTCTTAGGGTTAGTATTTACTCCTAAAGGAATAGAATCTCTTTCTCCTAATACAATAAAAGCATCAACCTTAGCTGCAGCACCTGCAGTAGTAAGATCAATTACTTCAACAGTAGTAGCAATATCAATTGCTTCTGTAGCCTTACCTGCTGCTACGTCTTCAGCTTGAAGCTTAAGAAGTTTAGCAAGACCTGCAACCATTTCTGGTGTTATTGTTACTGAAGATGTAATACCTTTATAATCCATAAATGGAACAGAATCTCCTGCTGCAATACTACCAATTGCTACTCCACCTGAAACTGTACCTGCAATATTTACTGCTAAAGCTACAAAAGGCTTCTTTCCTTTCATGTCTCCGTTCTCTCCTGAAAAAGTAAAAGAGCTACGGTTTAATTTATAAAGCATGTTTTGGATAACGTAATCCTTAGCATTAACTGTACCTAAAGCTGTAAAGTCAGGAGCAAGAATTTTACTTGTTACTGAGTTAGAGTTAAATCCGTGAGTCTTCTCTATCTGAGCAGAATCCATCTCAACTATAATACCGTATTCAGTACTATCAACAGGAGCTGGAAAATCAGAACAAGAAACTGCAGAATAAACTGCTGTTCTAGGTTTAGTAATAGTTAATGATCGTACATTATCTTTCTGAATATCATCAGAAGATACATATACTGGATCTGCTACTTTCCAAGGATCTGCAAGAGCTAAGTTTGAGCTTGCAGGAGTTCCTTGCATTACTCTAATTGCTCTTACGTTACTTGCTACCTCACCACCAGCTAGAAAATTGTTAGCTGCTACTGTCCCATAAAAATCTGCGGAAGCAACTCCGAACTGACCGTCAGCCAAGTTTACATTGCTTGCACCTAGTACTGCTTGATTTTTAGAAAAAGCTTGAGGTTTAGATACTAGAATTTCTTCTATATCACGCTTGTTACTTCTTTTAAATTGTGTCATTTTAAAAATATTAATTTGAAATTATAAATTAGAAACTATTTGATTTTGAGCTACTTGATAATCTGTAGTCTGCATAGCTTCCCATTCTCGAACAACAAAGTTAACTAGAACATCAATGAATGTTTCATCTATTTCTGGGTTAACAGCGTTGTCTGTTAAAGAATAACCATCTAAGCCTTTACTAGATTCTATACTATTATAGCCTCCTATAAATGCTCTTCTTGGTTGTTTAATATACTCAACATCAACTGTTGAGATTGTAAATTTGTTATTTGTATATAAATATATAGAAGAGCCTAAGCCTGTACTAGCCCTTGCAATAGTAAATGGAATTCTTTTCCACTTTCTAGAAGGCTTAGAAAATGCGTCTCCTAAAATAGTATTTAGTTGTGTGTGCTTATCTAAATTTAAGTTAATAGGTCCACAGTCAGTATTAATACTAACTCTAACTAAATGCCTGTACTTGTGCTCTAAAAAAGTAAATGGTATTTCAAATACACCATCTTTGTGAGCTAATGGAGTCAAAGGTGCTTGCTCTGGTTGCTTTACTAAAAGATTAGATATCATATCTATTCTCATTTGTGTAGCTTCAAAGCCCATACCTTGAGTAAGTGCAGTACCTGCAAAAGCAGCATCTACGTAGTTGTCTTGACTAATGTTAATCAATTCATCTATTATAGCAGGAGGTAAATCATATCTAGAATTAGAATCTAATTTTTCTACCTTTGCTTTTACTAATACGTGTACTCTTTCAATTAATGCATCCATATTATTCTACCCAAATGTTTTTAGATTTCACTTCGTCAAATAAAATTTTATACCAGTTTTGTGATTCACTCTTTTCTGAGTAGTTTTCATATTCTGATAACATAAAGTTTTTAAATGTTAAAGATGAAGTAAATTCTCCAACATTAGGATCTTGTATTTGTGAATGCCAAGTATATCTACCGTCTCTTGCAGTAATAACATTACCGTTAAGAGCTTGCTGTATCAAGTACTCAATATCTATTTTATAAGATTCTTCAGCAACTGACATTCTTTCTACTAAACTAGTCAACCTTTCGCTGTTAGCAAGTTGATGTCTGTTAGAGCTAGAAATATACTCAAGTAAAACTTCTTTTACTTTATCATCTGTAGCTTTACCTTTTAGTATATTGTTTCCAACATTATCTTTAAGAATAATAGCTGCTTTGTATCTATCATAAGCTTCAAACTTACGCTTTAGAGTTTCATAGTTATATGCTGCTTCAGTTATAACTTCTCTCCTCTTAATCTTTCTTTCTTGTGCCTCATTTTCTTCTGAGATAAAAAATCTGTGACTAACAGGATTAATGTCATCTATTGACTCTGCAATTCTATTGTGATTTTTTATAAGTTGCATTGACAACCTCCCTCGTGGGGTATCACTAGAAAATCTATTTGTTCTAGGATATAATACTAACTTAAAGTTCTGTAAGTATGTTGGAACTTCTGCATCTAAATGCGTTCCTTTTCCAGCACTTAATAAGGTAGAACCTTTCATTTCTGAAGTATAAAAATCTGGATCTACTCCATCTCTTACTTCGTATTCTCTTTGTTTAGAAATTTTATCTTCTCCTACTAATGAGTCTAATAAAGAATCCCATAGTTTAGATAGACCAAATTCTACTTGCAACTCTGTTGCTTTTTTACCTTTAAAAGGATTTTCAACTAATTCATCTAGCCCAGTGATTAATCTACGTTTAGCGTAATCTGCTTTGAACTTATAAATATCGTGAACTTTTGAACCTCTTGATTGATTTAGTGGAGAACTATTTACTTCTTCACCTGTAACAGGATCAAATGTTTTATACTGTCTTGTGTGTCTTCCTTGTACACTTGTTCCTTGTACAGGGTTAACGAATAATACATGATTTTTCATATCATTTTAACTTTTTCGTGGTTAAATTAAAAAAAATAGGTTCCTTTTTAATGTTGTCACCTACAACCAATCTCCAGTTTGATCATCTATATATAATCAAAAACAGATAGCGAATTTTAATATGCTAGTGTAGGATCGAATTCTACTCTACCAATTCTTTCTGTATCCCATACACAAAGTCCACCAGACATTTCTCTGTACATACCCATTTTTTTGTTGTTTGAGTAAGCATTTGAACCGTCAGTAATAGCACCTGTTACAGGGTCATATATGTTAGAAACAGTGTAGTATGATTCTACTCCACCTTCTTGAACACATGTAATGTTTGCATTGTTTGCTGCTGCAGCTTTTTGATCAGTTGCACCAAAATCAAAGATATCATAAGCGTATGACTCTAAAGTTCTATCAACTCCTGGAGCCATTTCTGGGAATAAGTTTCTGTCATCTTTGATTGGGTCATGTTGTACTTGAATTACTAGACCATTTGTTAGTCTAATAGAAGTAAACTGTGATCCGTACTCTAATGCGTTCTGGTGAAATCTTGAATCAACATTACGGATAAATTTATCATCAACAGTAACGTATTGGAATTGAGAAGCTTCCTTAGCAATTAGTCTGTGGAAGAAATCAACACCTGCTTCACCTGTAGAAAGAATAATCAATCTATCAGAGAAATCACGTCTTGTGATAAATACAGACATTAAGTATTCAGAAAGATCTGAAAGAGTTAATGAACCGTTGTGTGAGTAGAAGTTACCATCTTTCACTAACTGTCTCCATCCTGGAGGAGTTTTGATTGGTCTTCCTGAATCATGATCTTGAGAAAACTGTAAACGACCCCATTCCATGCTGAATTCTAAATCTCTGTGGATTCTTTCTTCAAGGATTCCTTCCATCTTAGTAATATATGTTCCAGCCATTACTTTCGTAGACTGTCCACCTTTACCTGTGTTTCCTAGATTCTTTAGTTCAGAGTAATACATGTACCCAACTCCTAGAGCTTCTCCAGTGTGAGTACCTGTTCCGTCTGAATAAGACATACCTGCAGAAGAACCTCCATCTCTACATCCCATTTCTAGTCTGATAAATTTGTCAGTTACCTCTACCTTTCTTGCAAATGCTCCTGTCACAGATGACAATTCAAACATTTGGTTAAAGATAGGTGCAGAATATTTTGTGTTAAGCTCTGTTGCTACTTGTGTAGTTGCATCAATAACTTTTCTACCTGGCATAATGTACTTAATGTCTACCCAAGAATTTGGATCTCCATCTTGTAACTCAACTACGTAGTGGTAGTTATTATCAGATACTCTTTTACCGTGTCCTACTATCTTTAGCATAGGAGCATCAGCACTTTCTGTTTTAAGAACAGTTGGCTCATGTACGTTCGGTGTATCAAGACCGATCATAAATGACATTCCTCCTCTTCCTGGCTTACTATCAAGAGGTACTAATACGTCTGTGATAGTAAATGAAGTCTCAGTTTCACTAATTAAAGCCCACTTATAATCATCAACCCCTGGTCGGAGTGTATGAACATTATTATTTCCTTTAGTCATATAAAGGAATTTTTTGTTTAATAGGTGTGTTCCTGGCTTAGATGAAAAAAGTTGCGCTCCTCTAACACCGAAGTTATGAGGTCCGTACTTTTTAAACATCTGCGCGTGTGAAAACGAGTCTTGAAATGAACCTCCTAGAGTTTCTCTTCTTGTAAACTCTAATGCAGTTTTTCTAAATGTACTCATTATAATTATTTATTTAAGGATTAACAAATTGAACATCATCCATTAGGTTTTTGTTACGCTTAGTTCCAGAGCTTTTTCGTGACGAGGAGCTGTAATTCTGTCTAATAGAATTGTCTTTTAATTTTTCTACCTGTTTAGAGGCTGCAACTTTTGCAAACTCTGTAAGGTCAAATGTTTTAGTTTTAGCATCATAGTACTGACTTAATGTAATTAACTGTACTAATGATTCAGGATTAGTAAATGCTTCTGTAAATCTTTCTACATATGCATTACTTCTATAGTTAGCTTTAATAGCCTCCTTTGTTCTTTTAGGAAATTTATTATTATCTATAGTATCATATAGACTAGTAGTAAATTCTCGTTGAGCTTCCTGTTGCTCCATCTCTTGTAACCTTTGTTGTTCCAAGATTTCATCAGGTGTAGTCTGAGATGCTTTTTGGTATTTAGAAGCTAGTTCTTTTAATGCCTTACCTTCTTCATCTCTTGATTCTAATAGGTCAATGTTAGACTCTATTAGATCATCATCAAGCCCTTGAGCTTTTAGATGGTTACTTACTATTTCTCTTGCACCTTCTAAAGAGTCAACTGATACTGGTTGGTTATATAAGTTTAAAAATCCAACTACATCTTGATCAGTAAGTTCGTGACCTTTATTCATAATATACTCCATTATCTGTTTACCTTTTTCATTGGTATTAGATAGTAAGTTATCTTTTACACTTTCAGGAATCTCTTCAAAAATTTCATCAAGTTTTTCAAATGTACCATCAAAGTCATCTCTGTCTGTAATATAACCTTTGTCAAGTAAAGTTTTATAAGTACCTACTGCGGTAGGATCTTCTTCTACTTGTTCAGGAGCATCGTTAACATCAACTTCTTCTTCTTCTTGTACATTTTCTCCAGCAGGATCATACGTTGATTCTTGTACTGGGGTGGAATCCTCTCCTTCTGTTTCTACTTTATAGAAATCTGGATCAGATATAATTTCGACATTTTCATTGTCAAGTAGGTCATCCATAGCAGGGACCTCAAACGTTTTAGCCATAATTTTTCTTTTTATGTTCTACAAATATACTAACATATGTTGAAACTTCAAAATGTAAATTAGATACTTTCTGAAGTTTCATACATAGTTATATTTAATTAAAAAATATTTAAAATTAATTAGTTTCCGATTTAGATTTGGAAGTTGCAATCCTTTCTTTAGACTCAATGTCCTTTTCTTTTAGAACTTTTTCATTCTGAAGTTTAGATTCTTTAATATCCATATCTCTTTCTTTAATGTTTAATTCTCTAGTTTTAATGTCAGCGTCTTGCCCTAATTTAAGCACTTCCATATAATCAGGTACTCCATCATTATCAGCATCTTTATCTTCAGCTCTAGCTGTGTTATTCATGGCAGCTATCTTTTCACTAGATGCATTACGCATTCCCATTAACTGTACTTCATGAGCTTGTGAATCTTCAACTTGCTCTTTTTGCATTTGTGCCATTTTTTCTTGTGACTCCATACTAGCTTGTTGCTGTGCTTGCGCTCTTTCTTGTTGCTTTTGTACTTCTACTTGAATTAACTTATGAGTTTCTTCAGCTGATTGACCTGACGTAATTGATTTTAATAACGTAGATACTGCAGCCATTCCTTGTGGATTCTGCGAAAACGCTTGAGAGTTTTGCTTCATATAGTTTTGATACTCAATATTGTTTCCAGTATTAGTAACAAATACCATTGTGTTTAGCATTTCTACAGATTTATGGCTTATCTTAAATAATTCTCTAGTTCCATCTTCAAGTAGATACTCTAATGAGTGTTCTTCTTCATCTTCAAGTAATACTCTTTCTGCAAAAGTTCTAAAGTTAATTAAATAATCATTAAATACATCTGCCCATATTTGAGAGTGTGCAAAAAACAAAGGCTCTGTAATATGGTGAGACTGTGCAATTGCTTGTCTATTATCAGCCACATTACTTCCTGAACTAAATGCTGCTTGTCTTTGTGGGCTAATACCCATCGCCATAGACATTTCTCTTTCTAGCAACTCTAGTAATTGTTGTAGTAGATATATTTCGTTAGCTGTTGATAACATCATCCCATGCCCTCCAGGTGTTCTTTGGGGATTTGGTAAGCCAGACACTCCAACTTGCGACCCTGAGTAAAAGTTTTTACCTAAGTACCTTTGGTATACTAATGCAACCTTTAGTGGGTCATTTATTGTTTCTCCATCTACATCTTTACCTAGTGATTCTGGTATTTGGTCTATGTCTATGTTTTGTACATACCCTTCGTATTTTGATAACTCTCTATTTTGTATATTTTTAATAAATAAATATTGCAAGTATAACGGCAATGCTCTTTCAAACATAGACACAGAAGCTGCGTTTCTAGCAGTTAATACTATACCTTTGGTAGACAATGAAAAATTAGAAAATGGATTTTCTAAATTAGTTACTTGATAAGGTACTTCTCTATACTTTACAAATTTGTTAGAGTCTAATCTAGTTACTTCATACTTACGTGGAACCCATAACGGCTCTACTGAGTATTCTGAATCTTCATCCATCCACACAAACTTATGTGTCTTATGTCCAAATTTGTTTGTAAACTTAACTTTTTCTGCAGTTTTAGGTATATCAAAATCGTTTCTAACTAGTAATGTTACTTTTTCTCCTAATTCATTAATATAAGACATAAAGTATACAGGCTTAAACGCTTTAAACTCAAATCGAGTTCTAGTTACTAACTGATCATCTCTATGTCCTGTTGTTTGATAAAGCCCATCAGTCTTTTCTCTTTTACCTCTAGCATCGTCATAAAAATCTTCTAGTATAGAATAGTCTTTTTCTGTGTTCTGTATATTCCTAGATCCTACCCCTAAACTATTACGTTTATCTCTAATTGATGCATTGATAAAAGAATAATCTGCTATTTCTTCATCACTAAGTACGTCTATATATTCTTCTATAGCTTGTGCTGGTGTAATAGTATCTATATGTGCAATCCAATCTCCTTTGTGTATTCTAGGTTCATTAGGTGATTTATGAAACTTAGTATTCATTGGGTTCCACACTTCTACCATAGGTGCTCCATGTTTCCAGCCAGAGTGAATAAAGCATCTATCATTTATAATAAGATCTGCTATTGTATCTAGCTCTTTGGCTTTAGTGTCTTGAGTAGCTTTACAGAACTTAAGTGCATGTGAGTAAAATATTTCCCACTCAGAGCTAAAGTTTTTTGCATTAATATCTTCAGGCTGCTCTTGTGTAGTAAGCTCTTGGATCATTTGATCTATCTCTGTAGGCTTCATTCCAGCCATCTTACCTTGCATTTCCTGTATCTTTATAGCTACCTTTTCCTCAACCGAGGCTGTAAGTGCAGCTAAAAGCTTTTCATTCTTATCTTTTATTGCTTTAGCAGATAAGATCATTACTTTAAAGTCTTCTACCCTCTTAAGCTTCTCTCCTTTTAATATGTTAACTAGGTTATGTAGTTTTGGATAAGATATTAAATCTTCTTCTACATTAAAGTCGGTATATACACCTAGTGGGTTACATATTTTCTTAGTTTCTTCTTTTATACTACTAAGGTCACCGTTATATATTTGGTAATTTTTATGTAATCTATCATAGTCATCTACATAACTATCTTTATAGGGAACACAATATTCCATATAGTCTACATACCAGTCTTTAGTTTTCTTAGAGTCTGGTACTTTTAAGTTTAACGGTATTTCCGTATTTTTAAATGCCTTCATTATTTATTATATAATTTGTGTTTAGGAGTAGCTCATATGATGCAAATGCATTTTTTAAAGATTGTACTATTACTCGTGTTGGATCTATAATACCTTCTTCTAATAAGTTACATGCCTTTTTGGTTAAAACGTTAATTTCTTCTACAGTCTGTTCTAATTCAGCATTACTTTTAATTTGATATGCAGGTGCAAAGCCTATATCTTCGATTAGAGAGCCTTTTGCAGCCTCTGCTAGGGCTATACCTCCCCCCTTAACATATCCTCCCTCTATGGCAGCCTGTACGGCTCCTAGGGCATCTTCTATCCTATCGTATTCTTCCTGTCTGTTCTTTTCGGTTGCACCTCCTACATAAATAATAGCAGTAGAGCCTCTTAACTTATTTATTCTAATCTCAGCAAATCTTTTTTCGTGGTCTTCTATATACCCATCAAACGTTGCTTCTACTTCCGCTATTCTTTTTTCTATACCTTCTTTACTTTCTGTAAAAATAGTAAATGCTACTGGAGTTATAATAATCTTATCAACCAACCCTTGCTCATTACGTAGTGCTTCTATATCTCTATAATTCTCTACCATATTTCTACCCCAACCTGGAGCTTTAACTAAACAAGCTTTTAGTCCTTTAGTCATGTTACCGTAAACAGTAGATATAACTGCAGGAGAAAATCCTGGAGAAATAATTACTAATGGTGCATTTAATTTATTAGCGTGCTCTATAGCTTGTATGTATAAGGATGGATCAGACGATTTGTTTTCATCGATAACAACTAAAGCGTTTTCTAGGTTACAGTACCCATTACGTTGATTCTTAAACTTTTCAGAGATATACCCTGTGTTACCAATAAATTCTACACCACTTGCTACTTCGTAGTAAGTCTCAATAGACTCTTCATCTTCTTCTAGTGTTACTCTAGACTCTAGACCTACTTGCTCGTATACTGTCTTTAGTATTTTTCCTACTTCTTTAGAGTTACCTGACGTAGATGCAATTGCCTCTAGTTCATCTAGTGTAGTAAGTTCTTTTGAGCTTTCTAGAACTTTATCTATTACTGTTGCTATTTCTGTTTGCAATGTAGTTACATACTCTCTTGTATTACTAGGGATTTCCCTATTAGCCATTGCTTTTAATAATACTGACGTTGATGTAGTACCATCACCACATTCTTCTACTGTTTTCTGAGCTGAGTTAATTACTAACTGAGCACCTATATCTTCTATAGGGTTTCTTAACTTTATTTCTCTTGCTACTGATACTCCATCTTTAGTAAATCTAGAATATCCATTTCTGTTAATTAAAACGTATTTACCGTGAGCACCCATTGTTGAGGATACTACATCGGCAGCCTTAGACAAGCCTACTAATACTTCTTTTTTTGTGTCTATGATTCTGGTCATGTATTGCGCTATTTGTTGATAAAAACTGTAATCTGTTTGATTCTTTTTTTCTTCTGACTTGTGTCATAAAAGATTCTTGTTCTGATAAAAATGTAGGAACTAGTATTAACGATGATACTGCATCAAAGTTACCATCTAGTGTAAACTGAGCAATTTGCCGTACTAAAAATATACAAGGTAGTGTTTCTATTAATTTAACTTCTCCGTTACCTCGTGTTACGTCAGTAAGTAATAAGTCATTTGTATCATCTACCATTGTCATTTTACCTATAGCTCCTCTAGCACCTACCATATACCCAAACTGGGTTACTTTCTTTTCGTAGATACTGTCTCCTTTTGCATGCTGGGGTCTTAATGCTAGTAAATGTAACTTACTCTTTTTCTCAAAGTAAGACCTACAAAATTCCCCTCTGTTTGCTTCATATACTAACCCTCTAAATGGGTTACCATAGAATGCTAACAACTTTTCTAAATTCTGATAGTATTGTTTCTTACCTCCTTTAGGTTTACCTATGTAAGAACAAACTAGTTGGTTACCATCATGTGTAACACTGTACTTAGGATTTAAAAATCCATAGGTTACTCCTAACGATGCTCCGTCTTCTTGGTTATCTGATACATAAGGATCATGTACAAAAAAATACATATCGTTAGGTACTGAACCTCTAACTTCTTGCGGTGGCTGGTACATCATTACTTCACCATCCATTCTTTCCATGTCTTTTCTAATTGGAAAATCATAAAAAGGATTAGGATTATGCACTATATCATAAGTTACTCCGTTAGGTTTAGCACTATCCCACCTTAACTCTATAGCTGTACCAATAGTTTGATAGAGCTTTCTGTCCATTAATTGTCTCTCCCTTTCTACTGCTTCTTCATATGGTAGTAAATACTGTGCATCTGTAACCCACATGTGTGATGGTATATCAGGGTAGTTCATACAGTGCATTCTAAGTGTTTTGGGATTTGCAGACTGTGCTGCTTCCATATACTCACTTAACCAATGTTCTCGTGCTGCTTTTACATCTGTATTACCATTTCTATCCTTAAACTGTCTATAAGTCATGTATGCAGGAATAAAAAACCCTATATTACCAGTGTTCTCCCAAACGTCTTCATATTCTACTATATTAAATTGTGCAGGGTTAGTAAACATTTCTTTTGACTGCAATACTAACTCTACGTTTCCTGATGTACCTAGTAGATACTGTATCCCAAACTGTACACCATTTCTTGTTACTGTTGCTTTATTAGAGTTCCATACTTCTATAACGTTATCACTTAATCCAACCTCCTCAAAGGTACTTACGTTATAACGACCTCCTGCTGCTGCTTCTGCTCCGTCTTTCTTGTTAGATGAATAAGATACATGAAACATTCTTGTACCTGTACCAAAACCACCTACCCAACTACCATTAATCTTTTGCTCATATAAGTGTGCCCAACCACCAACTTGTTTGTTACCTGGCTTGATAGGACCATTCATATCTCTGTAGAATGGGTTAGGAGTCCAATCCGAACCACCTTGTTGCCCCCATACTCCTAGCCTTGGGTTAGTTGCAAACTCATTCATTGCATCTACAAGCTTCTGTATAAGTTCACCAGATTTATCTGTCTGCCCAGATCCTATAGCTATTTCTATTTTTTGTACAACTTCTTTGTCATACTTTACTGCTCCATCAAAGCATATCTGATAAAGGTTAACTGCTATTGCAGAAAAAAAACTTTTACCTGAACCCCTTGATCCAAATACAAACTGGTTACTAGCTGGGTTTTGAAACAAAGGTATTCCTAACGGTTCGTCAGTTACTCTTCTAAGGTTTTGTCTTGGGGGTAAGTATTTCTTTAACTTTCCTTTTTTGTTTATTACATTTAGTAATGCTTCTTTTAAGTCTGGATCCATGTCTTCAAACTCTGCAGTGTTAGGAACTCCTTTTTCTACATAATCAAAATACAAACTATCAGAAGTATACTCATCATCATTCTTATATCCTGAAAACCCCCTTGCTTCCCAATGATGAAAAGCTTGTTCCCACTCTAAGTCTTGTATCTTTGGTGCAGTCTTCTTAGTTACTTTAGTAAACTTGTTAGTATCTACAATAATACCAAATTTACCATAAAAGTACAAACAACCTGGCATATGCATCCATTTACCAAACTGCTGTGTCCATTTACCTTCTATACAGTATTTTTTTTCTTGTTGCCAATATTCTATGTATCTTGGGTCACTAGGGTGAAATATTTTTATTTCATCTAAGTTAAATGCTTTTATATTATCTATTTTTACCCAATTAGGCTGACCACAAGTCCAATGTTTATATTCTGTCATACGCTATTCTAGTTTAAAAAGAAGAGAGAGCTTCGGGCTCCCTCCCCAATTCACCTATTGGATTGTCTTTATTTACAAGGGTACAATCTTAAACCCTCTCTGCACAAAGTGTAATCTTAAGAGTACTTTCTTAACCACTCTTCTATATGCTCATGCCTAAGTGTTATAGGAGGATCTATTTGCTTTTTATTTTTAAAAAACGCAGGTATGCCCTTACGTGTAAATACGTAACCTTGGTCTTCTAATCTACCTTTGTTCTCATTAAAGTTTTCTCTCTTGCCCATATCTTCTACTCCTAGTTGTATTCCTAGTATGTAAGCTATTTTTCCTATTTGTTCTTTAGCTGTTCTACATGGGCTACACCATTCCGCGCCTGCTATTACTATCATGAGTCTATTTCTTCTTTTAGTAAATCCATAAGTTGTTCCATTCTTTTTGCATAGTATGTTTCAAAAGATTCATCTATGTTATTGTTTTTGTATACTACGTATAAGGTATTTCTCATTCTTTTAGATAAAGTCTTACCAAACGTTGTATCTGATTTCATTTCATCTAACTCACTAAGCTCCTTTGCTGTAAAAACTTCTGGTTTCATTGTTATATAACAGAAGTCACTCATTCCTAGTATTTCTCCTGCTACATTAGGCTCTAGTTCATCTGTATTAAACGATATATTTACTGTTCTATTTTTTAATCTTTGTACTTTTGTTATTTCTGCTGGTATAGTTACCATAAATTTATATTTATTAGATAAGCCCTCTTTCACTAGCTGTAAGCTTTCTACCGCCCTTTAGTTGAGCTTCTGCTTTTTCTAACTGCCACATTTCTTCTAAGTCTTTTAATTCTTTAAACAAACTTGCTATGGTCTTAGATAAAGTTGCTACCTGCTTTATAGTTCCTGGTATAACTCTTACTTTATTAGTTTCATCTACAGTATCTAGAGTTAGAGTAGTACCATCTATAAACTTTTGGTATCTTTTAATCTGATCTTGGTGTTTCTTTACAGCTCTTTGTGCAAAGGTCATTGTTAGATCTGTATACTCGCCTCTTCCTACTATATATAAAGGAAAATCTATATTAAAATTAGGAAAGAACTTATCTTTTGCATTGTCTATCCTTACTTCCTCTGGTAATGAGTACTGAGGATTTATTTCCTCGTCATTCTCTTCCATTAGAATAATCATCCACATATATTTACTTGAAAGCTCTCCACCTTCGTCAGTAGCATGTAACTCTGAATAAGGCTTTATCATAACAAATTGAGGGTTAACTTCCCAACAATTTGTGTCAGGAGACCACGGTCTAATAGCTTGCATTAGTAAACCCTTTTATTTCTCCTGTATTCTTTTTATCTTTATCTGATAGTACTTCCCAGTTTTTATTTTTAGTAGAATTTACTACACTTTTATAATTCCATCCCAAAAAAAAAGATTTAATTGTCTGTTTTGTATTTGCAATACTGTCTGTCTTCCACTCTATCTGATTAATTATCTCCTGTCTGTACATTTGATTGAAATTTTAAATGTTGAATTGTATTATCAGAAAAAGTCACTGTTATAGTACCATTTTTCTTATATACTCTACTGTTGCTTCTTGGTGTAAAACTAGCTGTTATTACATACCCTGTTTCTGTTTTAGGATACTCAGCTACCGTACACCCACATGAAGTCTTTACTGATTTTATTGTTAGAGGTCCTGTATAGGTAAATACAACTGGTATTGGACTGCCTGATTGTACATCCCCTAAGTCTTGTATTGTTTTGTCCCACATATTAATAACATGATTTTTCGTAGGGGTAGTACTTTCTTTTAGGACATGGTTTAGATGAGAGTAACATCAAGTCTGTGTCGCATCCACATTCTAAACATGGTCCATTTTCAAAGCATTCCTTAGCCCCTGTCTTTTTTCTTAAATATTCTTTTCTGTTTATTGTCTTACCTGTTATATACCTAAAAGCGTAATGCAAACATCCTTGGATAAAATACAATACGTCTTTAGGGTTATACCAAGCGTGTTTTAGCTTGTCGTACATGTAAATAGTAGTTGTGATAAAGGAACTAAAAAATAACCGTGATGAGGGTTAGTTGAATCTGTCGGCATACCTTCAAGCCCTGACTCTGGGTGAATAAAGCTGTTAGTTAGATTTAATGTAGCTTCGTCTGCGTTACCTGAAGGCGTAATCTGTATCATTGCTTTGCCAATTATAATTTCATCTCCTGCTTTAATATCAATAGCATCTGTTTTTAAGTTAGATACTGCTACTGCTTTTTGACTAAACAACCAAGGATCAGATACTGTAGTCCATTTGCCATGCCCTGCATGTGTTGGAATCTCTATTAGCCTTAGTGGTGGTACAAAAACTCCATCTCTTTCTTCTGGCTCAGTCTTATAAGCTCTTACTAGCAAAGAGTAGTTTACGCTATTTAATCCCTTATACATAGGGTCAATGTTTTTGATGTTGGCATTATATTCCTTAACATCTTGTATATCTTGGGTAGTAAATACTTGATCATCTACATAATCTCTTTGATCAGCTACTTCCCCTAGATGAAGACCATCTAGCATGTTGTTCTTTTTCATTGTCTTTAAATTTTAAAAATTTTTCTAATTTAATTACGTCAGCTACCCTGTTGGTTAGGTAATATCTGAGCGTTTTGTAAAAGTTACTATATACAACTTCTACTAATTCTTTAGAATAACCAGTTTCCTTAGTCACCAAAGTAATAATTGTCTGTTGGTTGGTAAGTTTCATAATTTTCTAATCTTGTATCTCCGTTCTCTACTATATTTATTACCATACCATGGTAAAATTGTATATCCTGAAGAAAGTTTAAACCTAACTCTGTTTTTAAAGCTAAATAGTCATAATGATCCATAACTAATATTGTAGGTATTGCTTGATGGTCTAATTGATACTCTCTATATAAGTCATCAATTTCATCTCTTATACTTGTATTCATTGTTTAATCTTTATTGGTAATGTTAATTTAATTTCTTTTTTTTGCGCTATTAAATGTACTAAAGGAGAAAATATTCTAGATAAAGTACCATCTTCACCTATGATTTGCTTTTTAATAAGTTGCTTTCTAACATTAGCTATATGCTGCTTACTCATATACATTTCTTTACTTATCTCATCTAAAACACCTACTCCCTTACATTTAAACTCCGTACCTTTAGACATTAAATATGCTGTCATGTCAAGTTGCTTGTCTGTTAGTATGTTTTGCGTTTCATTTAAAATAAGTAAGTAATACCTGTAAAATTGTAGCTCAGTAGTTTCTTTACTAGCTGTACTACTAAGCGTTGGTTGTAATAAGTTTAATTCCATAATCTTTTGTTTTGTTAGTTCCTAGGTATACCTATCCCCCTGGAAATTTTGTCTTTCTTGAGAGATACTCTCGTAACTCCGTTATTAACCTGTAACTTCTACTCACTGTACGTCACCACTTACGTGGTTACACCCTTGAAGGTACGTCTATATCAACCCTTAGTATTATTCCTTCCTAAGTTTTATATACAGGCAATTTTTGTTATTATCGGGGACATTTCAACCATTATGTTTCTCTGTTATCTCAAGAGCATAGTCTATAACCCAACGTCTGAACTTGTGCTTTCTATAAGGATAGATGCTATTAACCAAGTTGTAATTAGTAGTTGAACTAATATAACAATGCAAATATAAAACGAATATCTGGATTATCCTAATTTTTTAGCACTTATTTTTAAAAAACTTTTAATCGAAGGAGAGTACTTATAAATAAGGGGTTGGGTTCATTTGAGGGTAGTGCATTAGAGCTTAAATATAAATTACATTATTTAAAAAATGGAAATATGGCGTAAAAAGTTGCCTAAAATAAAAAATTTTTTTTTTTAAAAAAATGGATTTGCGTATAGATAACCTCCGTCGATGTATACAAACAATTACCCCAAACTAATTATTGACAGAATTGTACCCCCAGGGTACGATTCATAATTTTTATCGAAAGCTTTCTGCTTTCAAAAATTTCGTACTATGACTTTTAATGATTTGTTAGACACTCTTAACGTTAACTCTCTTTCTTTAACAATGCAGAAAGATTTAGACGGTATTGAGACTGGGTATGCTACTCAGTGGGATGCTTCTACTCGTACGAGAGTAGTTATGTCTCCTGAAGCCCTTGCAGGTGCTTCAGACCCTTCTGTTAACAACTTCGTTGTTATTCCTTCTTCATTAGTTTCTAAGGACAAGACTGTCCTTAACAAAGAGACTGGTGCTGAAGAAACTATTAAGGGACAACCTTATGTGAATAACTTCGTTATTCTCGGTGAGCCAACTATTACGTTTGGCAGACACTAGACTTTGATACACTTCCTCTGAGCTTCGGCTCAGGGGATTAAAGCTTGACCTGAACATGTCGCAAACTGTTCTATTTTTTTGTAGTACATTGGAGATAATACATACGACGGTATGAATCCATAGCATAACTGGGGTCGAAAATGATAAGTCAACGATGTACTTATTGATGCGCCAATGTACTATTTTTACCTAACGGTAAAAACTTGTCACTTTTAAAAAGTGTTATGACATCGTAGTTATAATTACGTTACGGTACATTTACTAATCTTTAAATAATTCATGATTATGATGCATTTGGATACTGTTATTAAACTAGACAGTTTACAAGACCTTTGGACTATTGACACTAATGCTCAGTTTGAGACTATGAGTGGTATAGATACTGAGGGTACTTACATAGTCTTTTATAAGATAGGTAAGCAATACTACAGTGTAAGACTAAACTCTTAATAAGCTTGACCTGAGTATGTCGCAAAAGACTCAATTTTTTTCTTAACCTTTAGAACATTACGTTATGGAATACACAATAGAAGAACTCATTGCAGAGGTACAAGCTTTAACTGATTACTTAACTTGGCTAGATTAGCCAGGTTAAACAGTTGGTTAAATACCTTTAGAAAGAGTCATGATATCGTAGTTTTTGGTTAACATCTTAACCAGGAATCATGACATCGAAGTTTCCTGACTCCTGACTCCTGACTCCTTATTCTTTTACTTGCTAAATTATATAATTATGTTACACCTAAAAATTGTATTCTTTTTCTATCTTATACTATCTATATGCTGCTTTACTACAATATTCGTAGGAGATTTACCTTATATAAGCCTTACCGCTACAATAGGACTAACCGTAGTCACTGTTACCGTAGGTCAATGCATCCAACGATGCAAACAACCTCCCCAATCTAATTAATGGGGTTCGTCCTTGAATAATTCTACTGGATTTACGTAGAATTTTTAATTTTTGTTGGTAAATAGGTTACGTTGGGATTAGTACCAACCATACCTTTTACCCTCTTTTTGACACTTACTTATAATCACATTCCTAATGAATAATTAAATTCTTTTAAAATGAAAGACTTTCTATCAATCCTATATTTAGTTATAGCTCTATCAATACTTCTTATTGGTTCTTTAACTATTATACTTATACTTTCAGATTATCCAGAGATGATATTTGCTAGTATAGCTGTATATTTTACTTTCAACTATTTAGTAGACAAGGTCTAAGTTCTAACCTAGTAATAGAACGTAATTATAATATCAAAATATATTTTCAAATGAAATACTTTATAACAATACTTACATTATTATCTATTACTAATTTCACTTATTCTCAAGACTATAGTTATGTAGATAAACTATCTAACACTAACTATACTGAGTGGAATGGTCAAGTAGGACATACTAGTATAGAAAAACCTGTACGAGCTGTAATAGAATACCAAGGCAATTACAATTTTATATTTAACTTAGTATTAAGTTTAGAAACTAAAGACAAAGGGTTTTTTACTTTACCTTTTAAAGCTACACATAGCACTGCTTTTGATGGCGAAAGTGGAACAGTTATCCTTAAATTAAAGGATTTTGGTAGTCCAGCTTTGTTTATAAAAATACAAATACCAAACAAGCATGGCTTTCAATGTATAGTACATTACTTATACATTAAATCTTTTATAAATGATGTACCTCTTAGAATAGTAATAAAAGATCAAAAGATTATAGACATAATAGATACTCTTACTTCTTCAATAAATAAACAAGAGTATTATGGTATATAAAGGATGGCAGATAGAAGAAGATGATTGGTTCAAAGACAATTATGTTGCTTGGGATTTAAATGATTGTGATAATCACAATATACTGCACAGTATTTCTCTAGAATCTATTAAAATAGAAATAGATGAGTACATTGACGATTATAATTAATGCCTTGAAATAACAGGCGAGTTTGGCAACTACTCTAAATAAGTTGCATTTACCTCAGTACAACATAGCTTAAGTAATCGTTAAGTAATATTGTTGTACTGGGTATTTTAAACAACAGTATAGCGTCTCTTTTATGAGTGAGGTTAGATAGATAGGTAAGGTAACTATGTTACGTGAGCATGGAGTAGGATTGCAATTAAGCAATAAACTGAAATACGCTTTACTTACTAATGAGAGTTCGAGTCTCTTGCGCTATATTTTTTTATTTCCTAACATCATTATTAAATTTATATAAAAAATGAAACTTATTGACTATATCGTAATACTTTACATTATAATTTTTCTAACTTATGTACCATACAAATCTTACTGTATGTATTTAGATAATTTACCAACTAAGAGTTCTGTAGAATATTCATATACAGAACAAGCAAAAGTGTACATAGGAAAAGATAAATTAGAGCTTGAAGTTACATATTGTAACGACAATACTGAAATAAACTCTATGAAATCTGAAATAATAGGTGACTACGTATTTGTAGGGTCATATGAAGATATGGAATCTATTATTAATTTATGTTTAGAGAACCAACCTATCGATAATACTGTTACATATCTTAGAGATTACTATAAAAATATAGTAATAACATCATTAAATAACATTAAAATATAACAAAAATGAGTAAACTATTTAATTTTAAAGCAACAGTATGGGAAACAGTAGTTGTACCTGAACATTTAGAAGATAAAATTGCAACTTTAATTTCTAATGGTATTATACAATCTAGAGAAGAGCTAGAAAACTATCTAAAATCAGTAGGTGAAACTGCTGAGGTTTACTTTGAATCTTCATTTAATGATAGTCCGTTACCACCTTCATTTACACAAATGAGTGTAGCGCAAAATAGTGGTGACCCTACAATAGAAGTTCTTCACGATAATAAAATCATCTGGGATAATACTTTACCACTTACTACAGATAGTTATAAAATATGTATACTTACAAAAACAATTAAAGGATTGTCAGAAGAAAGTATATATGGTACTGAAGAGCAAGCACTAGAGTCAGCATACAAAGATGTAATGAATCCAGTGTATTTTAGAGCTCCTAATAGCAATGATACTCTATCAAATTACATAGATGAATACTACGAGTATGTATCTACAACGTTAGACAATCTAACTGATTACAATATATCTGTTAGATACTTAAACATTAACCTTTAAAATTTATATACAAATGGATAGAAATAATTTTCATACTAAGACTGACTTAACTTATGATTGGATAATAAAGTCAAAGATAGCTACTGAGCAAGAAATTAGATTAGTTACTTCTATAATAGGTTATAATTTAGATTCTTTAAATGATATTATATTTGCTAGAACAGCTTATAAAGATATGACACAACATCCAGCAGGAGAAATACAGTCTGTAACAGAAGATCAAATATCTTCTCTATCTGAACCTATTAATAACATAGAATTTATAGCATGGTAAATATAAAACACAATCTTATCGGAATCTCTGGCAAAATCAGCTCAGGAAAAGATTTAGCAGGTAAGATATTAAACGATCTTTCAGGAAATATTTTTGAAAACAAAAAATTTGCAGATAAACTTAAAGATATAGTTTGCTTACTTATTGGATGTACTAGAGAGCAATTAGAAGATAGAGAGTTTAAAGAAAAAGAACTCGGTGAAGAGTGGAGGCAATATTTTAATGACGATTATGATTTAGTTTATGAAAAAGAAAGCACATTTTCTTCATTATTAACACCTCGTAAACTTCTACAACTTTTAGGTACTGAATGTGGTAGACAAATTATCCATCCTAACATTTGGGTAAATGCTTTGTTTGCTGATTATACTCCTTTAACATCTTGGCTAGTAACAGATGTTAGATTCCCTAACGAATGCCAAGCTATTAAAAATAGAGGTGGTATTGTTATAAAAATAAATAGAGACTTTGATGTAGTAGACAACCATTCATCGGAAACAGCTCTAGACAATTACAATGGATTTGATTTTGTTGTAGATAACAATGGAAGTATAGATGACCTTACTAATAACTTAATAAAAATAATTAACAATGATTAATTTCAAAAAGTATGATGTAGAAAATCCACAAGTGTGGTCACAGTTCAAAAGATTTGCATTTGAAGCTAAAGAAAAAGGCTTTAATAATTACTCTGCAAAAGGTATATTTGAATTGATTAGATGGCATACAGGAGTAAAAGGTACAGGTAATTATAAGTTATGTAATAACTATACACCTGATTATGCTAGAAAGATGATGAGAGAACACCCTGAGTTTGAGGGTTTCTTTAGGGTTAAACAACTTAAAGCTAAAAGATCGTGAAGATAGTACCTTGGGTTAACAAAACGATAACACCTAAACCAAACGGTAGGAGCAGTGATTTTATTTCTGCTTCCTACATTTGGGGATGTAACGGTGGTTGTAAAAACTATTGTTATGTCTATCGTAATCAGAAGCAAACAGTAAATGTTGCTACCAATTTAGATCAAATTGAAGCGGCTGTTACCAAACTAGCAAATAAATTGCCTTTGCACAAGCCACCTAATCAAATATCACAGAATGGTTTGTATTATCTTGATATTGGGTGTAATTCTGATGTAGCACTATACAGTAAAAGAATTGAATTAGAAAGAATACTTAAATTTTATGACAATAATTTAAAACTTAACACTACTTTTGCTACTAAATACTCTAAATTACTGACACTAGATGTAAATCATTTTAATAAAAAACCTAGAGTTCGTGTATCATTGATGCCTGAACGACTAGCTACTGTATTAGAAAGTGGTTGTACATCAGTACCTGAACGTATTACTGACATAAAAAGATTACAAAGTCTTGGTTGGGAAGTACAGATTAATTTTAGTCCAGTTGTATTATATAATAACTGGCAAAGAGACTACAATGAGTTGTTTAAGATTATAGCTAATCAAGATATAGATGTACCTTGTGAAGTTATTATGTTAACAGGATCTGTAGCACCAAATATTCCTGAGTTTGAGCATAATTACTTGTTAAGTAATGAATTTCAAGAAGAAAAAATAACAAAATATGGTTCTAAAGCTAAAAGATATAACTATCATATGAAAAAAGGAGCTATAGAAAACTTTAAAACTATTTATTCAAAGTATTGGGATGTAAAAAACATCAGATACATTTTTTAATTTAAAAAATATTAATTAATCTTAAACTTTAAAAATTACCACATTATGAAAATATCTATATTGAAAGAATTAAATCAATATGTAAACGATTTGATAAAAGATAAAGTACTAACAAAAGAAAATTTTGATGATTGGCATTATATCGCATTTAATCATTTAGATCCATTTGGAGCGGTTCAAATATGCAATAAGTACGAAATATACGGCAAAGAAGTTATTTCTTCGATACAAGACAATTTTCACAAATATTAAAATATTAAAATGTCTTTACTTTAGCTATAGGCTAAACTGGGAGTCCATCATAAAGGTACAAAGAATTTTTGATATAACCATTTGGAACGTGGCTTTGCATTTACCTTGCATCATTGTACAGTTGATGCAAACCACACCCCCAATCTAATTACAGGTTATCTCTGACCTTAAACAGAGTCGTTTTTAATTTAAATATTATATTATTATGAATAATCGTACAAAAGAAGAGTTGTGGTCTTGTAAATCTAAAGACTCATTTAGAAAAATGGTAAGTAGATTAGAAAACAAATTTAGAAGTAGAAAAGACCTACTAGCTAGATTACATAATATTACAGATAATATCTATATGGTTAAGCAGCTTGGATATAATGTATGTGGTGTCTACTCTGAAAAAGAGTTAATCCAAAGATTACAAGGAGTAACAACTTCTTTTGATCTAAAAAGCCCTCTAACTGAGGCATAATATTAAAACCTTTTATTAATAATTAAAATTTTTACAAATGTATTTAGAAATCGTAAACAAGGGAGAAATTAAAACTTCCGAAAAAATTAACAAAAATTACAGAACTGTCTCAGTAAGAGAAAATCAAATGTCTCAATTTACTAAGCCTGACGGAACACAAGGTATTGCTAAAGGAGTAGCAAAAACAGGTACAATAGTAGTTTGGGAAAATAGATGGGATGATGGATTCAATGACTTAGGTTATGATGAAACTGTTGGTTCTTATCTAATGGGTAGTGTAGTAAGACGTAAAGTATTACCTTATGCACTTCCTGATGGACAAGTAGTAAACTCATATAAGACTGTTGTTTTAGGTGATACTACTGACCCTTCTTTTGAGCTTAATATTGAACGTGCATTTAAACGTGCAAATCATGAAATTATGGAAGAAACTGCTATGCCAGTAATGTCATAAAATGTTTATAATGTAATTTAAATAGTTCTGCTGTATTAATTTATAGCAGAGCTATTATTTTTAACATAAAAACATTCTAATGAAATTTATAGGTAAATACATAGTAGAGGGTATAAAAAATACTACAATATCTGAATGTTTAGCTTATTGTAAATCTAAAACTATACTAGGTATAGATATTGAGACAACACCAAAATATAAACAAGGTACGTTTGATGAAACAATATACCGTGGTGGTTTAGATCCTTATCTTACTGAGATAGTTATGTTGCAGATAGGTGACTTAGATATGCAATACATCATAGATGTCAGAGATTTTAGTAAAGAAGAGTTACAACCATTAATAGATTTTATACATTGGAATGAAGATGTTACATTTATAGGTCAGAATTTAAAGTTTGAAGGTAAGCACCTAAGACACAATTATGACATTAGGCTTAAACGAGTTTATGATACAATGTTAGCAGAAATTAGTTTGTATAACGGTCTTAACATTGGTTTATCAATGGAAGCTATGTCTAAAAAATATCTAAATTATAAATCTTCTAACTCTTTTGATTTGTTTAATCAAATAAAAGTTAAAAGTATATCTAGTATTAATGAGCATAGTGACTATAGTATTACTCCTTTTGAGTTAGAAGAGTTAAATATTATAGACAAATCTATAAGATTAGGTTTTTTAAAAATAGAAGACAATCCATTTACATATGAACAATGCAAATATGGTGCTGAAGATATTGTAATACCTTTTCAAATTAGAGAAGAACAATTAAAAGGTCATGATTTGTTAGGTTTTCATTTTTGTAATGAATCTAACATAAACTTTGAGTCTACATATACGCAAGTAGTAGCTGATATGGAGTTAAATGGTATGCCTTTTAATGTAGAAAAATGGAAAGAGTTACATGCGAAGAATAAAAAAATTTATTATAATAGATTAGACATACTAAATAAATATGTTGTTTCTAATTATCCTAAGTTTGGACAAACATCATTGTTTAATCCATTAGGTGATTGTATAATAGATTGGAGTAGTCCTTCTCAAGTAATAGCATTCTTTAGAAGTTTAGGTATCTGCGATAAAGAGAAATCTAAACAAACTAAACGTATGGAGTGGTCTGTAGGAGCTAAAGCAGTTCTTGCTACTTCACCGTTTAAAAAGAATTATCTTACTGATACTGACATTGAAATTGAGTGTTTAAATAGCTTAAAAATGGCTTATTTGTTAGTCAGAAAGTCTCAAATGAATATTACTACATATGGTTTAGATTTTCTAAAGTATGTACATCCTATTACTGGTAGATTGCATCCTAATTATAGGCAACATCTTATTAGTTCTCGTACAGCAACTACTAAACCAAATCTTTTAGCAATACCTGGGTCTCATAGAGATGCATTTCATGCTGGAGATAAATGTTTAGTAGTTAATGACTATAGTTCTCAAGAATCTGTAGTTATTGCAGCATTGTCGCAGGATGAGTCTTTATTAGATTTCTTTAACAATGGTCACGAGTTATTTGGATCTGATTTTCACAGTTATACTGCTCAATTAGTAGGTGAAGTTAGTGATCCTGACTTTAAAATTTATCCTGATAGTCATGATAAGTATGAAAAGTGGATGAAAGGTGTAAGACAAAATACAAAAAGTATTAATTTTGGTCTTGCCTATGGTATTACAGCTATTAGTTTATCTAAACAGCTCGGTATATCAAAAGAAGAAGCAGAAGAATTAGTAAAAGATTACTTTTCTGCTTTTCCTAAGCTAGAAAGCTTTATTAAAAATTCTATGGACAACGCTTTAAATGATGGTTACGTTATATTTGAACCTAATTTAAAAGCTATATATATACAAGATGGTTATAAAGACATAAAAGAGAAAGAAGAATACTGTAGGTCATTTTTCTTTAACGATATGTACAAAGCTTTATTACCTTCACAGAGAGAACTGTATAAAACAAAACTGTACAAAGATAAACCACATATTAAAGAATATTATACTGATATTGGTTTGTTTAAATCTAAATTAGGTAACAGAGGTTGTAATTTAAAAATACAAGGTACCTCTGCCAAACAATCAAAGTTAGCTCAGATCAGATGTAGAATTCATTCTATAGAACATCCAGAGCTTGACTGGGATATCTTATTGTTATTACACGATGAAATAGCTAGTGAGACTACTTGGGATAATGCAGATACAGTTAAAGACTTACAAAATACTTATATGGTGCAAGCAGCTAATTTCTTTTGTCCTGATCTATCATTTAGAACATCAGGAGAAACATCTTACGTTTGGGAGCATTAGTTTTGGAACAATTTAATTAATCATCAAAAAATAGAAATGATGAGCAATAGTAATTTTAAATTTGAAAAAATAGAAAATTTTGTTTGGGCAAACCAGTCCTGCAGCTATAATGTTATTTTTTCATTAGGTAATAGTACAGCGTATTCTGATATGTTTAGACATAATCTACGTGATATTCCATATTCTTATAATGGAACTTATGAAAGCAAAAATACTAAACGAGAAATAATTTTAACAACAAAAGACTCTGCTTGTTTTTCTATGTTGTTTAATAGTATTGATTCAACTGAATTTGAGGATTTTGTAACTAAAATTGAGTATAAAATATTACAAGTAAAAAGACTTTCTGATAAAGTTGTAAAAACTTATATTAAACAGATGTGTAAAGTATTTGGATATAAAGCTAGATTTAAAAAAGACTATATAGTTTTATATAATTGTAAAAATAAGTATTTAACATTAGCTTTGTTAAGTATGTTGCGTATGGTTTATGAATACTACAGATCTAATACAAGAACAGAACAAGTAGCGTTTATAAAATCTGCTAAAAAGTGGAAAACATTTGAAGATATGTTAACGCAGTACAAAACTATACAGCCTGATGATTCTTACGGTACTGGACATGCTCCAGCATGTGAAAAAGTAGTTGTAAAATCTTTATCTGAGTTTATAAAATGTACTGAATATATAAGCAGTGTAAATGAATTATTTTATTAAACTTTATTAAATAAATAAATATGAAAGTATACGTAATAGGTGGAGCTTTAAGTTACGCCAATATAGTAGATGAACCTAATATAGTTAATAATCCTGAAGATGCTGATGTAGCAATACTAACAGGTGGAGAAGATGTAAATCCTGAACTTTACAATGAAATAGCACATTACACAACAAGCTTTAATACTAGTAGAGATGCTTATGAAATTTCTGAAGTAAATAAATGCTTAAAATTAGGATTACCTATTATAGGTGTTTGTAGGGGTAGTCAATTAACTACAGTTATAAACGAAGGTAAATTAATACAAAATGTGGCAGGTCAACCTTATATTCATAAAGTAGTAGATGTACATTTAAATAAAGCTTATGAAGTAACTAGTACTCATCATCAAATGATGTTTCCTTTTAACTTAAATAGGACTAAGTATAAAGTTTTGGCTTTTGCTAAAAACTTAACTCATACATTTGAAGGACTACCTAAAGGCTTTAATAAGCCAGAAATAGAACCAGAGATTGTATATTATCCAGAAACTAATATGTTAGCAATTCAATCACATCCCGAGCATCTTGATGTAGGGAGTGAATTAAGAAATGTTTCTAACTATTATGTTTCAGCTTTAATTAAAAATGAGTTAAAGAATAAATATACCATTGTTAATTAAAAATAATATTATCGCAAAGAAAAAGAATATTAGAGACACAAGACAGTCTGAAGCAGTAAAAGCTTTTAAGAGAGGAGGCATACTTTTAGCTTCTCCTAGATTTGGAAAAACTAAAGTGTGTCTCGAAACTCTTAAAGGTAAGAACATTTTAATTATTATTCCAAACAATGATTTAAAGATTGGTTGGAAAAATGAAATTGAAAAGTGGAAATTTAAAGGTACTTATAAGATTCTAAACAAATCTAGTATTAAAAAAATTACCAATGACTACGATGCAATCCTTATAGATGAAATAGATACTTTAAGCCCTGCTAATATAAAAGGGTTAAAGAAATACAAAAAGATCTTATATGGTTGCACAGGTAGTTTAGGTGAAAAGTCACAGGAAGCATTATCTAAAGAGTTAGGTATGAACATTGTATATGAGTATTCTATAGAACAAGCAGTTACTGAAGGTGTAATTGCAGACTACAGAATATATGTACACCCTGTTGATTTAGATAAGACAGACAACTATGTAGAAATAGGAAAGTGGACTACCACAGAAGAAAAGTCTTATGAATACTGGACTAAAAAACTTAAAGAAGTATCTGCTAAAATTGCAAACTCATATAACAATCCATATAACTCTTTTAATATGAGACAACTTATTCAAGATAGAATGAGGTTAGGATTAATGAGATCACAATATATTAGTAGATATTTATCTAAATTAAAAAAAGCTAAAGAAATAGTTGATAGTTTAGATAGATGTATTATCTTTACATCTAGAACAGATAGAGCTGATTATCTTGGTAATGGTTATCATAGTAAATCAAAAGATGTTTTAGATAAGTTTTTATCAGGAAAATTAAGTAATATAGCAGTATGCAAATATCTTAGTAGAGGATTTACAGATCCTACATTAAAGAAAGCAGTTATACACCACTTAACAAGTTCTCAAGAAGATGCAATTCAGAAGATTCTCAGGACTATGAATTTAGATCCTGAAGGCAATGTAGCAGAGATTCATGTGTGTACTTATAGAAATACAAAAGACACAGATTGGACTACTAATGCATTAAAACTATTTAATCAAGATAAAGTTATATGGCTTGATAAATAGTATTACGTAACCCTTAAAAGCAAAATTATGAATTTAAACGCTGATTTAGAAATTAAGTTTTTAGAATGTGGTATAGATATTGATGTAGGCTATAGTACTTTGCTTGGTGTACATTTCGACTTAAATGTAGAAACGTTTACATCTCAGCAGACTTTAATAAAGTTAGATCAATGTAACCTTATTAATAAAAACTATAAGACAGGTCTATATGAAATAAATGTAGACATATTCAAAGAGCCAAATTTAGATTGGCTAGATGATTACAGAGGATTGTTTAGAGGTATCAGTCCTGGGTCGATGGGAGATCGACAAGGTGTTGCTAAAAAAATGAAAAAGTTCATGAAGACTAGCAAATATACACCAGAAGAAATACTAGCGGCAACTAGCTGGTATATTAATAATACTGATCCTAGATATGTTATGAGAGCACATTACTTTATTGATAAGAATGGTAGTTCTACTTTAGGAGCAACATTAGAAGAAGCCGATTTTGGCGAATTAACAGATGATCTATTTAATAATACATTATAGACTAACTTTAGATTGGAAGGAAAATTAGACATTAATATATTATGGAAAGAATTAATCAGTTACAGGAGATTCATGTAAAGAAAAAAGATGGTATAAAAAATTATATACCTTTTGCTTTTCCTAAGATGTCATCCATGATTCCAGGTATTATAAAAGGTACTCCTTATATAATATCTGCAGGTACTGGTGTCGGTAAGACCCAGTTAACAAAATACTTAGCTGTCATTAACTCTATAGAGTACGCTATAGAAAATAATGTAGATCTAAAAATATTATACTTTGCACTTGAAGAATCAATAGAAGAGTTTACAGATTCTCTGTTAACTTATCTTATACAAAAAGATTCAGGTGTACAGTATTCAGTATTAGATTTACAAGGTATTAGTGATAACGAAGTAGATTTTAATATAGTAAGAAAAAGTCAAGCTAAACTTGAACAGTTTTTAGACTATCTTGAAATTGTAGATTTTATATACAATCCTACTGGAATATTTAAGTATGTATATAACTACGCAGAAGCTAGAGGAACCCATGTTAAAGTAAACAAAGAAGGTGAAGAATATTATGACCATTATGTGCCAAATAACCCTGATGAGCACATTATTATAATATGTGATCACGTTAGTTTACTTAATACAGAAAAAGGTAACTCACAAATGCAGACTATTTTAAAATATTCTGTAGATTACTCTAGAAAAATGTTTACTAAAAAATTCAATTACTCATCAGTTATTGTACAACAACAAGCAAACGTAGGTGAAGATATTGCCCATGCTAAAGCAAATGCTTTAGAGCCAAGGCTAAACAATCTTGCAGATGCTAAGTCAACAAAGAATGATGCACTAATTGTATTAGGGGTCTTTGATCCTTTTAGACACGATAGTATAGTTGTAAAAAATAATTTTAGAAACATTAACTTAAAAAAATGGGCTTTTGATCATGGTACAGATGCTCTTAGATCTATTAACATTATGAAAAACCGTTATGGTAATTCTAATAAGGTCATACTTTTTAAGTTTAATGGTGCTACAAATAATTTTATTGAACTTACTAACGAAGATAGAGAAAAGTACAAATTTATTTAATTTAACAACAAACTTATGACAAAAATCAAAAGTATTTGTGTAGACACATTAACGGCTATACAAGAACGTCAGTATGCAGCAGACAAGAAAAAGCCAGGTCACGATCAGTGGTTTGACTACGGAGTGACTATTGCTAATTTTGTAAATGAGCTAGGTAATCTTGGGTTTGAGATTGTCTTAGTACTAGGAGAACCTGGTACAGGAAAAAGCTCAGGTATGAGAACATTAGATCCAGGTACTAATATCTGGTATAATGCTGACAAGAAAAATCCTACTTGGATTGGTGGTAGAGAAGAGTATGGTAAGAAATTTAAACCTACTCCAAGACTACATCAACTTCCAAACACTTATGCTGACATTATTAACCATCTTAAAGCTGGTATAGAAGCTGATATGTTTGATGATGAGAAAGTAGCATTTGTTAGTGGTCATACAGAAACTTACAAATCTGGTTTAGAAACTAGAGTAAGACTAAAAACCCTAGGTAAATTAGCAAACAAAATGCAGATTGAAGGTAATTTAGAACATGTACTATACTCTGTAGTTAAAAAGAATGATTCTACAGGTGATGCAGAATTTTTACTAGAAACTCAAAACAACGGTAGTAATACTGCACGTAGTTCTCAAGGTATGCTTGAAGGAGTAATACCTAACGATTACAAACTAATTCTAGAAGCAATTAGAAATTATTAATTAATATTTAAATTTAGAAAAATATGATAGAAGGAATAAACACTTCAACAGCCTCAAGTGGAGGCTCTTTTGACTTATACACAGGGTTAGGTCAAGTAACAATTAAAAAAGTAAATCCAACTTCAGAAGAGTTTGAAGCAATTACAGGGTATGCTAGAAATATTAATTATAATCCTATTGGCGAAAACAATCTTATGCCAGTAAGAATCTTAGTACACAATGAAGACGCAGGTTTTCAATTAGTAGACTTTTTACTTGGTAATACTCCAGTAGTATCTAGTACAGGTAAAACTCAATACATTAGTACCAAAGGTAACTTTACATATGGCGCAAGTGAAGATGCGATAACTTCTAACCCTAATATGTCTTGGTTTGGTGAAATAGCAAGACCAGCATTTGTAGGTGAAGAAAATATTATTTCATTTTTCAAGCAAGGTCTTGGTATTGATAAAGATACTGAGTTTTTAAATGAAATTATTAACAAAGCACAGTATAACCCAGCAAGTGTATATTCGGGAAATGCTGATAGTTTAAATTTCTTAGCTAACATTTTTACACAAAATCAAATGTCAGTTATTGTACCTTTTGGTGTAAAAGAAACTGTAAACTCAGAAGGACAAAATAGAAATTACCAACAAGTAGTAACTAAAGGTAATTGCTTTTTCCACATGAGCAGTATGAATTATGCTAAGAAGACTTACCAGAAAATGCTTGCAAGACAAATTGAAGCTGGTTACCCTATTAAATTAGCAACTACAGTAGATTTTGAAGTATATACTCCAGAAGCTCCAAAAGTAGGACCAACATTAGGGTCTGTAGATGTAACACCATCATCAGTAGGGCAAGACTTTTCTAATATTCCATTTTAATTAATTAACATATAAGAGAGAGGGGTAACTCCCTTTCTCTTATTTTAAAAAACTTATTTATGACAACAATTTTTATGTTAATTTTAATAATAGTTGTAATTCTAGCAATTACTCGTATTTTTATGAGTAGGAAAATAACAAACCCAGAAGAACCAATAGTACCTTCTGATTGGACTGGAGATACACCTTTATTTGAAGGAGTCCCTATAGTAAAGAAAATGCCTACTCAAAGGTATATGCCTATTACTAAAAAAACTATAGTTTTAAAATGTGGACTTACACCTTCTGAATTTGAAAAAGCTTTTATAGACGGAGACGTAAGAAATAGTAATGCAACAGTTATTAAATGCATTGCTATTGAAATTAAAAATATAGTTTTAGACTATAGAAGTAAAGCAATAGAACCTATTTATTTAATGTGTACTAAAAAAGATTTAGCTGCAAAATTAGGAGTTAGCACTACTAGTTTAAATAAATACTTTAAAGGTGATACGCTTAGTTTAAATTCAGAAATAGAAAAATTATTAGAATACGATGATCAATGGAATATCTTTAAACTTAGACTCCCTACTTAGGAAGTACCAAGAAGATATATTTGCTCAATACTTAGGAGAATATCCTAATCTTTCTAAAAGATACAAAAGTTTATTGAGATCAGGTGATCATAAATCAGGATGTAGGTTAAATTACCACCAAGGTATATTGTTTTTTATAGACAATGCTACTTATAATGGTAAATTAGCATTTACTGCATTTGATATAATAAAAATAAGAGAAGGACTTACTGGTGTACAAGAACTAATTGATACAGTTGTAAACACCTTTAAACCTTCCCTTGTTACTCATACAACAGAGAAAGAACAAAACATTAGTATTTTTACTAAAGATGTTCCTTTTACTGATAGTAATAATTTATTATCTCATTTACAATTAACTCCACATATTTTAAACTCTGATCCTGAAATACATTTAGTAAAAGCGTACTGGACTAATACAAAAAGTGACAATGAAATTTTAAAAAATAGATTTCATGATCCTAATGTAATACCCACTTTAGCTTATAAGTTCCCTAATGGAGCTGTAAAATTGTATTTTAGAGGTCAAGAGTTTAAATGGTGGAGTAATTGTACTGATGAAATATTTAACAGTTGTTACTTACCTGAGTTTAATGATTCACACATTGTTGTTACTAGCAGTAAGTTAGATGCTCTTATACTATATAAAGTATTTGGAGTACAAACTATTGCAAAACAACAAGAGTACGGCAGTCTAAATTTAGATATTAGTAATTTTAAATCTAGATATGTGCTGTATGATAATGATAGAACTGGTATGGTTGAAGGAGGCAAATTAGCTTCTTCTTTAAACGCAGTACAGTTATTTTTACCAAAAGGTAATGATACTGCAGATTTAATTATAAAAGATTTTATAACACTAAAAACATTTACAAATGATATATTATGTAAAATATAGAGATAAGTATGCTTCTGTTACTAATTTAAGAGGCGATATTGAAGATTATTTAGAAAGAAGAGATTGGAATTTAGATATTTATTGTGAATTACGTAAAAAGTCAATTAGTTTACAAAAAGAAGACTTAGATGGTCCTGAAATTTATACAAGAGAAATAGACAGACCAAATTTTGAGATACAAGTCCCTGTAAATATAGATAATTTAAACTTAGTCAATGGCGATGATTTTGAGTTAACTAGAGATGATGCAAGGATTACAATATTAAAATTAAACAATTATTTAAAAACTATAACAAATTTCGTATGTGTAAAGTAGGACTAATTTACCCTAATTTAAATTATCAAGGAAAGTATGAAGTTAATGGTGCTTATGTAGATTATTTTTCTAAGTTTGGAGAAATTGTACCTATAACACCTGAATGTCCATACGTAGAAGACCTAGATGTCTTAGTTTTGACTGGAGGTGCTGATATTAATCCTATTAGATATGGTGATTTTCCGAAAGAATCAGGAGCACCTAATCTAGAATATGATTATTTTGAACAAGTAATGCTAAGTTTGTATATAGATGCTAATATTCCTATTGTAGGTATATGTAGAGGTATGCAAGCTTTGTTTGTACATTACGGTGGTAAATTAAATCAACATGAAGATTTACCAACAAGTACATCTAAAGGTAATTATCTTACCCAGCATTTAAATATGGGGAGTAGAGGTAAAATTGTAGAACACTTAAAGCTAACACCTAGCTTTAACCACTTGAAGAAACTAAAGAAAGTTAATCTAGGAATTAATTCTTTACATCATCAGACTGCAAATTTAAAAACTATGCCTAAAGAGATAGTTCCTATTGGTTATTCTGAAGAGAATAAAAACTTAGAGCTATTTACAGTAAAGAATAAAAACATTTTAGCTTTTCAAGGACATGTTGAAGAGTTAAGCAATACAAAATTATTTGATCATTTAATAAAAAATACTATCAATGGAAAATTGGCTAATTGGAACTGATTATGAATTTGGAATCTCTAAAAATGGAGAACCTATTTCAATCGTAGGGAAAATAGGAGGTACAAAAAACGAACCTCTAGATATTGGGAATGGATGTGCAAGACAAGAAGATAATGTAAATGCAGAGGTAACACAACCCCCTGTTAATAATTTTAAAGATTTTGTTAAGTACATTGAATATGGACTAACGACTATTAAGTCAATGGTTCCTAGTCACGACCTTAACTTTAATTCATTAGAGATATACTCCGATGAAGAATTAAACACGTATGAAGCGCAAGTATTTGGCTGTGAAAGCAGTTTTGATGTCTACGCTAGAGGATTAAGCAAGCCAGCAGTGGCTACTAACCCTAATTTAAGAAGTGCTGGTTTTCATATACACTTTGGTAATGACAAAATAGCTAATAACAATCAAGAAATGGAAAAGCTTGTAAAGTTATTTGATAAATATGTTACTATACCATCTATGTTAATAGACCCTGAAAAAGGTCGTAGAGAACTTTATGGTAGAGCAGGTGAATTTAGAATGAAATCATACGGTTTAGAATGTAGACAACTTGGTTCATTCTTTTTATCTGATTTTAGACTTATTGAATGGGTATGGGAAGGAGTTCAAAAATGTATTACTCAGTATGAGCTTGGAGAAGATTTAAATTTAGATTCTATGTTTAATAGAAATGATATAAATGATTCTTGTATTGCTGAAGATATTATTAATGGATATGATTTACAAGCTGCTAAAGAGTTTTGTGACGCTAATAATATTAATTATTTAAAAAAAGAAATATGCAAAGAGCTTATGTCTATGGTAGCTTAAGAAAAGGACACTATAATTTTAAAAGCTTTTCAGGTATTTCTTATATTAAAACAACTAAACTAAAAGGATGGGATTTATTTTCATTAGGCTCTTATCCTGGAATAAAACCAGGTAAGGGTACTTTAGTTGTTGATTTAGTAGAAATGGATAATGAAACTTATAAACAAGTCTTAAAAATGGAATTAGGAGCAGGCTATTCAGAAATAGATATTACTATTGATGGAATATCAGGTAAATTTTTCCCTTATAATTATAATTTAACAGAGTTAGTACCATCAGGAGATTGGTCTGACTATAAAAAATATTAAAATGTGTGGAATTAGTGGAGCTATAGGCTCTAAAATAGACATGGAAAAAGTTAAACTATTAGGTTTACTTAATGAAGATCGAGGCGGTGACGCTGTAGGTATTTATGCTAATAAAACAGTATCAAAAACAATTAAAAGTTATTATCATCTATTACAACAAGATGACTTTCCTAAAAAAGCAAAGGGGATAGCCTTAAATCACTCTAGAAAAAGCTCTAGTGGAGGTAATAACATATTAAATGCACAGCCATTAATGGTAGATAATGATGTATTTGTATTAAATGGTACTGTAAAAAATATAAATACTTTAGAAAGAATTACAGGAATAGAAGAAGAGCAGTTAGATAATGATACAGCTTATTTGTTTAGGTTAATGAGAGCTGGTAACACTGAATGGTTAAAATACTATACAGGTGGAGCTACTTTTGTATACAGACATAAAACTAAAACTACGTTTTGGGTCGGTGCTGCTAATGGAAAAGTAGAAAGACCTTTAAGTTTTTGTTATGTAAATGGTACTATGTATTTTTCATCTTTAGAACGAGATTTAAAATTAGTATCAGGAAATAATAAGATTACTCATTTTAAAGTAAATACATTAATTACTGTAGATAATGAAGGTAATATTGTATTAGAAGAACCTATTGATAGAACTATACCTCATATTGAGCTTAGTAATTTACAAAAGAAACTTCTTGCTTGTCCTTATAATGAAAGCTATTCTACTTTAGAGTCTTTAAACGCTGGTAATAATGTAGTAATATTTTGTGGAGGTGCTTATTATTTAAATAATGAGTTTTATACAGGTAAAGCTAAACTTGATAAGCATTCTAAACTTATTAAAACTACTATGCAAGACTCTATGGCAACTTATTTCTTTAAAAATGGCATATTAGTAAAAGACAATTTCTTTAAAAGTGGGTATAATAACAGTCATTTAGCATTGTATTCTAATACAGGTTATGACGAACCTACAATTGAAGATAGAATTGTATCTAATGCTCATACTATTGGGTTAAGTGATTCAGATTATGGATTAATACAAGATTCTATGAGTTCAGAAATGTTATATTATAGTGCAGATTTACATAGTCATTTTTACAATGGAGCTTTAGCTGATGGAATTATTAGTCCTATTGGTTCTTCAACTCATTACCATTTTAGTAATGGTCATTTTGTAAAGATGTCTTATTACTCTCCAGAAGAATTTATGGACAAAGTAGAAGATCTACATAATGATATAGATAATTTACTATATGAATTTGATTTAGAAGATTTAGATGTCGAAGGAGCATCAATATTTGAAACTTTAAAACAATACAAACAATATGTTAAGAATAGTAACGAAGAGTGGAAGAGTATTACTTAAAAGTGCTTGTACTCTAATTAATAATGAATGGTATGAAGTAGGTAACCGTAATAAATTTGAAAGTGGTGAAGTATATCAAATTGGAGCAAAGTTTAATTTTGCTAATGAACTATACTGGAACGCTAATAAGAAAAGATATTACAGACTTACTGAAAATATAGCATATGGGTATAGCAAAACTTTTAATAATTTATGCCATTTTAAAAAGACAAAGTATACAGTTAAAATAGATAGGTATAAAGAGTTGTTTCTAGAAGATTATAGAGATTTTCCTACTATGAACTATAATGGTAGATTTAACATTTTTATGGAAGGTGAACCATCTGCTTATGTAGTAAGTTATGATGATTACAATACAAGGCTGTATGGTGCTGATGATAACATAATGTTTGATAAAGCTTGGGCAGCATACCAAATAAAAACTCAAGTAGCTGCCGCAGAAGAAAATGTACCTAAAGTTAACATAGTGCCAGAACTATTTGATTATAGTTTTGGAGTAGAGTTTGAAACTTCTTCAGGATCATTACACAGTACTATGTTAGAAGATTCTTTCTTAATACCTGTAAAAGATGGTAGTATTGATGGCTATGAGTATATTAGTGTGCCTATGCAAAATGAATTAGACACTTTAAAAACTCAATGCCACTATTTATCTAGACAATGTAATGTAAATAAAAAGACAAGTACTCATATACACTTAGGTAACTTACCTAGAACTAAAGAGTTTGCACTTTCTTTTTACATACTTATGTATAGATTTCAAAATGAGATCAATGCAATGTTTCCACCACTTAAAAAGTTACTTAGATCTTTAGATGATCACGGTAACAAAGAAGCAAAGGATTACTGTAAGTTTCTACCTGAGTTAAATTTAATGTATGGTAGGCATTATATAGATAGAAATGGAGAAATTGACCAAGATGAGTTAGATGAAGGATACAGAGATCTTTGGACTTTCTGGAATGATGGAGAAGCTCCTAGTGAAAATTTCAACCCACAAAATAGAACACACCGCAAAGCTCATTTAGCTAAATGGAACTATGTAAATAGGTATTCTATTGTGAATATGAACAATTATTTTTTTACTAATTCTAGAACTATTGAGTTTAGATACCATGAAGGTACATTAAACTTTGGTAAAGTTAGTAATTGGATTTTATTGAACATAGCGTTTGTAAAATTTGCTGAAAATCATGCAAAAGAAATACTTAGTAGTAATACTAAGATTACATTTAAGGATATTTTATCCGAACTAGGTAATAAAAGCCTAGAAACACATTTAAGTGATTATATTTACGAAAGAAAAACTGAAATGAGTAGACATTACTCTGCACAGAATCCTTTTTATCAAATATATGACTTAGATAAAACAAAAGAATGCACATGGCAAAATCTGAAGTAGCAGCCAAAAGAGGTAGAGTAAATAGGAGAAAAGGACACGATTATGAAAGACTAATTGTGAGAGTACTTAAAGATTTAGGCTGGACTAAAGCAATGTCTACAAGAGCATGTAGTAAACTACTTGACGATTGTAAAATAGATATTGCACCTAATGGTCCAGTTACTGATAATTTAGATTTTCTAATACAATGTAAAGCAGGGTATATAAAGCAAAGACCCAAAGCTGATGTTGAATTTAGAAAAATGCTTGAAGGTTTGAGCGAGTATTTTCCTTCCGATCATACAATATTTAAAGCAAAAAAGTTTTTAATGCACAAGTTTGGCAGAAAAGATGAAGAACATCTTGTCACAATGACATTTAAAGACTGGGTTGCAATAATGCAAGAGTTAGTCTCATTAAGAGAAAAACATGTGGAGCAAGAAAAACCAGATAACAATTAAACCAGGCATTCAATATCAAAACAAAAGCTTACAATACCTATACCCTAGTATTAGATTAACTAACAAAAGCATTTATGCTTACTTGTTAAATAATTTTGAAATACTAGGGGTAGGTGTAGGCGATTTGGCATACGATATTAAATCTACTTTAGACGATACTTTTTATATCCTTGTTGATGTTTATGGAGTCTATAAAAATGGATCCTACATACAAGAAGATTACTATAGAAGAAAGTTTGAAACAGGATTAGCTATGATTAAACAAAAAAAAGGGTTTGTAACAGACTATACTTTTAAAGATAATCAACATATGATAGTAATAAATTTACCATACTCTAATATGAAGATTGATTTTTTACAAGGTAACTATAGTTGTATTTACCCAGAGCCTCAAGAAATTGATTTATTATTTCCAAAAAGTAGAATGCTAAAAAAGATTGAAGTTAGAAATCAAGATAATTTAGTACTGCATAAAGACGTACAAGCTAGACCTAAGTTTAGGGAGCTGTTACGCAATGAATTTGGATTTACTGAAGATGTTGAAAGAGATGTCGAATTTGATTTACCACCTTTATTTAAAGAAGAGGTGTTTAATCACCATTTATTAACAGAATTAATGACATTCTAATGAACCAAAATATAATGCCTAATAAAGAAAAGCTAATACTAACTGGTAAGCATGGAAGACCTTCTACTATAGAAGCTTTTAAAGATTGCCAGTTAGGAGAATTAGTACAGCGTAGGCAGTTTACAAAGAAAAATGGAAAGTTTGTTAAGTACTATAGAGTATTTGATCAGCTAAACAAAATTAATTACAGAAAGCATAAAACAAATAGAATAAATGCAAAAGATTCTATAGTTCTTAGGTGGGGTACACAAGAACCTTTTGATACTAATAACAAATCAATAGTTTACAATAAGATACCTGGTCTACAAAATGCAACTAATAAAGGCTTATCTAGAGTCTTAATGCATAAAGCAGGAGTTAGAGTACCTACAATTATTACACCTAAAAATATAACAGAAGATCATCTACCTATTATTAGTAGACCTTTTGTACATAGTAAAGGTAAAAACTTTATAGTATTAAATACTATTAAAGAATTCAATGCACATTATAGTCCTGCAACTCATTACTATGCAGAGTTTATAGATAAGCAGTTAGAATTTAGAGCTCATGTTGGTCATGGTAAAGTACTAAGGCTAATGGCAAAGCAAAATCCTAACAATGGTAACTTAGCTTGGAATATTGCCGCCAATAGAGGAGGTAATGTAGCAGAAGATGTAGGAGGGTTTAAAGTTATTCGTTGGAATAACGCAGAACCTTATTTAGATGTGCTAAAACAATCAGTACATGCAGTTGAAGCTTTAGGATTAGACTGCGGTGGGGTAGATGTAATGTTTAAAGATGGTAAAGCTTATGTTCTTGAAGTAAATACAGCTCCTACTTTAAACTCATGTCCTACAACAGCTAAACGATGGGGCATGTATTGGAATTGGTTATTTAATTCTGAGTCTAGAAGAGATCATTATGATTGGAGAATATGGCAAAAAGCTAAATCTTTCTTTTTTAAAAACGAACAATTAATAAATTAATATGATTTCAGAAATAGAATTAGAAGAAAAAATGAGTAATACTTCTAAAATTGCTTTAGATAACGTAATAATAGCAGAATTTGAAAAATTAAATACTAAAAAATTTGTAAATTCAGGTATTTTAAACTATCTTTACGTTAATAATAATAATTATGAAGTATGGTGTGAACCACATGAACTATCTTATGATAAAGATTGGAATTGGCTAATGAAAGTAGTGGATAAGATAAACACTATGGATAATTATAAATTTTCTGTTAATATTCATTATCATTTTACTACAATAACAAATAACTTTACTTTAATGGATATAGTAGATGAAGGTATAGACCACGACACAAAGACTAGTTGTTACAGAGCAGTAGTAGAATTTATTAAAAAATACAATAATAAAAATAATGGCTAAAAATAAAACACGTAAACAAAGTACTGGTAGAGTAACCAATACTTTTAATAGTTTAAAGTCTGATAATATAGTTCTTACAAGAGATCTATACATAGCTGCTGGTATAATTGACAAGCAACAAGCTGAAATTAAAAGCAAAGATGATCAGATAGTAAGACTAAAGAAAAGACTTCAAATTGCAAATATAGAAGATTTAGGAGAAGATGAGTAAGCTAATATTAACTGTTGGTATTCCTGGTAGTGGCAAATCTACTTGGAGCCAGCAGTACATTCGAGAAAATCCTAATACTGTTAGAGTAAATTCTGACAGATTAAGAGAAATGTTATTTGCCTATAATCCTGCTAAAATAAAAGAATATTGGAAAAATAGTAATTTACAAGATACAGAATCAATTGTAAGAAAAGTTGTAAGAAACATAACAACTAATCTACTTAATAAAAATATTAATGTAATTGTAGATGCTATGAATTTAGATGAAGCTGTAATTACTAAATTTATTAATATAGCTAAATTAAACCAATCTTCTGTAGTAATTAAAGAATTTAATACCCCACTAGATACATGTGTAAGAAGAGATCAGCAAAGAGAAAGATATGTGGGTAAAATTTATATAACTAAAAAACAAGAGCAATTTACAAAATTAAAAAATACTGAATTTTACATTGCTCTTCCTAAATTAATTTAAAAACAAATAAACTTAATGAGATATTCAATATTACCAGTAGAACATATAGATATTTGGGACAGATATAAATCTGCAGAAGCTCAGAGATGGGATGCCCAAGAAGTTGATCTTAGTAAAGATAAATTTGATCGACTGTCTGATAGAGAACAAGATGTATTAAAACAAATACTAGCGTTCTTTGTAGTTAGTGATGGTATTGTAAATGAAAATTTAGCAGATAACGTATGTCCAGAGATAAATATACCTGAAGCTACTTTCTTTTATGATTATCAAAGATATAATGAAAATGTGCATAATGAAACATACGGTCTACTTATTGATTCTTATATTAAAGATCCAGTAGAAAGAGACAAAATGTTTTCTCCTATAGAACATATGGAAACAGTAAAGAAAAAAGCTCAATGGGCTTTAGATTGGATTGGAGAAGACTCTAGTTTAGAAGAAAAAATAATATCTTTTGCATGTGTAGAAGGTTTAGCTTTTCAAGTATTATTTTCTTATGTATTTTATTTTAGAGATAAAGAGTTTATGCAAGGTTTATGCCAAGCTAATGAGCTAATCCTAAAAGATGAGCAAAGTCACTATGAATTTGCAGTACATATGTATAAAAATCATTTAAAAAAAATAGACGCTGATACAATTAAAAAGATAATTATGTCTTGTTATGATGTAGAAGTTACTTTTATTAAAGAAACTTTAGGCGTAGGATTACCAGGATTATCTCCTGAAATGATGAATCAGTTTTTACAATTTGTAACTGATAGAGTGTTAGTTGATTTTGGATTACCTAGAGAGTTTAATGTTACACAACCTCTTGCTTATATGGATAAAGTACTTATGGAAACTAGAAGTAATTTCTTTGAAGCTAAGTCAGGTACATATACTCAGGTTACAAGGTCAGAGACTAAATTTGATGAAGATTTTTAAACTAAAAATATAAAATATGGCAAATTATTGTTATAACTCACTTAATATACTTGATGCAGATAGAACAAGCATTAATTTTATTACTAATTGGTTAAATAAATATAGAGAATTTAATACTATGAAAGAATGGTACGATGAATTATTATCTGTACAAAATAAAATAGACGAACCTTGTACTAGATGGTTTGAATTTGAGTATTCAATTGATGTAAATTCTGATAATTCTCAAGAATTATACATTTCAGGAGACACAGCTTGGGCTCCTACTGAAAAATTAGCATTAGCCATCTCTAAAGAATTTAACTGCTGTGTAAATTTAGTATATGAAGAGTCAGGTAATGACATAGGTGGAGATATAATTTACGAAAATGGAGAAATAAGACCTTTATATCAAGGTACTTATCATGGATATAGACTTTGGGATGAAGGTGTAGATTATTTATACAGAGAGATAGATAATTACTTTGATGACGGCTCAGAGCCTACAGAAGCTGTAGAATTTTTAGAAGATATTGTATCAAGAGGAGGAGTAAAAGTAAGTGATACTGATCTTGTTAAAATATTTACACATATAAAAGATAAGATAGATGAAAATAACAAAAAGTAATAGTACAAAACAATCTTTTAACCCTAATAAAATACTAAAAAGAGTCCAAGATCAAAGTAAAAATCTTAATGTAAATCCAACTATAGTAGCACAAAAAGTAATTGCAGGAGTGATGGATGATATGGAAACAAAAGATATTGATGCTCTTATTGCAACTACTGCTGTAAATTTAATTTTAGAAGATCCAGATTATAGTTATCTGGCTTCTAGAATTTTAATTACTAGACATGCTAAAATTATTGGTGTAGAACCAGTAGAAACTGACTTTTTATTTGATTATAAAGGATTTAAAAGCTATTTATATAAGTACTCTAAGAGAGACGATTTAGGTTTCCCTATAGAGTTACCTCATATGTCTTACAAAAGGGTCACTAAGGCTCTTAAAATGGACTCTGAGTTCTATAATGCTTTGTGTAATCACGAGATTTCTATGGCTACACCTATATCTGTAAATGCAGGTAGAGATTCTGGTGCAATGATTTCTTGTAACTTAACAACTTTAGTGGAAGATTCTAGCGAAGGTATTTTAAAAACATTAGAAGATATATCACAAAGCTCTAGAGATGGTGCAGGAATAGGTTTACATATACATAGTCTAAGATCTAAACATTCTTTAGTTTCTTCTTTTAAAGGAAAAGCAGGCGGAGTTGTAAGATTTTTAGATATGGTACAAAGTCATATGAGATTCTTTAAACAAGGTAACAGATCAGGTAGTGCTGCTGCTTATCTTGGTGTATGGCATAGAGATGTAGAAGAGTTTTTAGAATTAAGATTGCACGCAGGAGAGCAAAGAATGAGAACTCCAGATTTATTTACAGCAATATGTTTACCAGATCTTTTCTGGGAGAAATATATTAATGATGATGAAGATTGGTATTTGTTTTGTCCTCATGAGGTACAGAAGGCTGGCTTTGAAAACTTATATAAGTTTCATGGCTCTGCTTTTACAGAGCAATACAATAAGCTTGTAAATGCAGGATTAGGTTTTAAAGTAAAAACTTCTGATATTTTATACAAAATACAAAAGAGTATGGCTGAAGCAGGTCTACCTTATGTAATGAATTGGTGTAATGCAAATAAAAATCATCCTCAAAGTCATTTAGGAACTTGTACAGGAAGTAACTTATGTATTGAAATATATCAAATGTCAAGACCTAATTATACAGCTCAGTGTGCTTTATCTAGTATACCTCTGCATAATTTAGAGCTTGATGACTTTGAAGAGCTAGGTAGAAGAGCTAAGTTAGTTACTAGAGCTTTAAATAGCGTAATAGAAAACAATAACTGGTCAACAGAGGGTGCTGCTAGTGCAGGTAAAGAGCAACGAGCTATTGCAGTAGGTATAGCAGGATTAGCTGACTATATGGCTAAACACAAGATTGACTTTACAGGATCAGAAGCACAAAGGTTTAATAGAAAAATGGTAGAGACAATTTACAATTCTTCATTAGAAGAAAGTTGTAGGTTAGGTAATGAAGGTATCTATAAACCAGTATTTCCTAAGATTTATAAAGATGGTAGAGTAAATTCTACGTTTGTAGCATTAATGCCAACAGCTAGTTCTGCTACATTAGTAGGTTGTTATGAATCTTTTGAACCAGTCCAAGCAAATATTTTCCAAAGAAGAATAGATGCAGGTGAGTTTACTATTGTTAACAAGTATATGATTAAAGAGTTACAAGAACGTGGTATGTGGAATTTAGATACTAGAAATCAAATACTAGCAAACAATGGCTCTGTACAATCTTTAATTATTGATGATGACTTTAAACAAAGATACAAGACTATATGGGAGCACTCTCAAAAGTCTTTAATTAATCTTGCTGGTATTAGACAAGAGTTTGTAGATCAAGGACAGTCAATGAATTTGTATTTTCAAGATGCTACAACTGGTAAAATAGGTGCAGCATTAAAATATGGTTGGAATTTAGGATTACCTACAGGTAGTTATTATACTAAAACACAATCAAAGATTGATGCTCCTGTTAGTCTAGTACAGACTAAATCAGAAGTTAGTCCAGGGTGGGAAATATCCTGCTATGGGTGTGAAGCATAGAGTAAAGCCCTAGTAACATAATAGTTGCTAGGGTATTTTTAAATAAAATTAAATTAAAATGAAAATATTATTTGAAGGTACAGAAGAACAAATAAAGTTATTAGAGTCAGAATTTGAGATGCTTATAATAGAGCATGGAGATGAAGAATTACCTACTATAAGAAAAGATTACCAAACTAAAAATCTTTGGTCCGTAAAAGATGTACAATCTAAGTTTAACTGTACAGATGAAGCTGCATTATTAATTTTAGAAAATGCATTAACCAATGAAGCTACTATGGAACAGATTTGGTATGCAATAGAATCTTATAGTGACGTTAATTAAATTTTAAAAATAAAATATATGAGAGAAGATAATAAAATATTAAATACTTTAGCTGAAACAATGTTTTCTACGTTAAATAGGCAAAGAGTAACTATTGATGAAATAGAATTTATTATAAATAATACTAGAGAAAATGGGTATAAAAACTTTAAAGTTGCTTTAGAGAGTATTGCTTTATTAATTCAAGAAAATAATTAAAAATGGATTTAAATAAAATAAAAAACATTGAAGTAGATGGAATAGACACAGCAGACTATCCAGATTTTTGTGATGCTTATATAGCTGCTGCAGAGTACAATGGTAAAGAACTAACTGACGAACAGTTAGATGTTTTAAATAATAATAGTAATTTTGTATATTCTTGTGTTGTTGATTTAATTTGGTAATTAAAATTAAAGTATATGAAAACTAAAAAAGAAGTTAACACAAGAATTAGACAAGCAAGAGAAGTAGATGACTTAGATTTAGTTGTAATGTTAGAACACTATCATCAATTAAGATTTAATTGGATACCACAAGTTAAAGAAAGATTTTTAGAGCCTAATAATAATGGAGATTTTACACCACATCAATGCCAACTAAAAGAAAGTGCAGTTAAAAGTTGGATAAAGAATTATAAAACAATAAAATAAAATATTATGAAAAAGTTATTTATAGCATTACTATTTTTACTACCCATACTGTGCAATGCTCAATTAAACAAAAATATATGGAAAGTATCTGCAATTCAATTTTTTGCTGGGGCGACTGATGGAGCTAATCAAGCATATCTATTTCATTATAACAATAGCGGTAAATTTGAAAAGTGGGGTATAGCTCCTAACGAAGTAGCTTGGAAAAACAAATGGGCAACAGACATTAATGGTAATGTAATTGTAGGACAAGAAAGGTTTTGGCTTTCTAGTAGCTCTTTAGTTTTTTTGACTGACTTTCATCACGCAACTAGATTTGTAAAACATAGACTTAATGAAACATCTTTATTGTATTACGCTACAGGACATAGGACTAAAAAGTTTTATTGGAGTAATGGTAATAAAGAATCTAGAAAAATAAAAAAGAAAGAGTGGTATTGGTATGTGGCAGATATAGCAATATCTTTTACTGTTAGGTCTATTGGATTTTATATTACTTATGATGTAATTTTTAAATAATTAAAAATGGGATCTATAGCAATAATAATAACTATAATACTTTTTTTTAGTTTATTTTTTGATGAAAGTGAAGAAGTAATTTAATTAAAATATTTAAAAATATAAAATAAATGATACCTCAACAATTAGAAGACAGTTTAGATATGATACAAGAGTGTATAGACTGTGAAATGTTAATGTACTATGAAATAGAAACATATAATCAACTCCATGGTACTTTTTATGATGCACAAACATTAATAGATGAATACAGACAGAAATACGGTATTAAATCTTTTACAGAGAAACAATATAGGGAAGCTTATGGCGTTGTATTTGTGGGAGATGAAAGGCATACGGATAACACATTACGAGTTACAAAACATCTGTAAATATCCTTATTTTGTAGAATACTTAATAAGTTATATATATTGGAAATACAAAATAATTGATATAACATTTAAGAATAAAAGGTTTTTAGTATAAATAACAGACCCCCTACCAAAATTAATCAGTAGGGGGTCTTTACAAATATGAGTGGAACTTTTTTTTATCAGCTTGAAGAGTCTTGCCTAATCGTTTGTACTCCACAAACTATACTTTAGTGGTCCTTGCTTTAACCATCTGTTAGCGTACTTAGGATCTTTACTAGCCATTATACCTTTTACTCCAGGTATTAGCTTCATAAAAGCTCTTTGATTCTTTTTCCATCCCTTATAGTTACCTGATTCTATTTCATCAGTGTCCCATATCTTGATAGTATCAATTATGTTTTGTACTTGTCCTGTTGCAACCATTGGGTTTTTTAGAATCTCTGTAGTTTCTACAAGTCCAATGTGAGTAGGAGATAGTGCAGTTAACTCTAGAAATACTCTGTTAAATAAATACAGTGTATATGGTGCTATACCTTCTTCTTCATCTTCAAATAAATTATTAAATATAGATGCTGCTGCAATCATAGCAAAAGTCATCGTAAATTCTATAAGGAATTTTTTAACTGCTACTTGATCTTCTGCAGGTAATTCAGGATATGCTTCTAGCATATACTTAATCATATTTATGTTTTCCTGATTCCAAGAAGAAGCAAAGAAAGCAGCAGTAGATCTCCAGTACCCAACATCTTTTTTGTCTAACTCATAGTTATATGATTTACCTCTAAATCGTTTAGATAAACCTTTTATAATCCAAGACTTGTGTGTTAGTAATAAACTTGCCCAAGCATTCTGCTGTGCTGCAGTTTTATCTGTAGGATTCATACCCCCTTCAAATACTGCAACTTGATTACCAATTAAAGCTCCCATATAAGCCATATTAGCTTGGTGCTTTGCTTTAGTACTACCTATTTTTTTACCATTTAACAGTAACTCATGTAGCGGAGTAGCATTTTTATAATTAGGATTTCCTGGTTTTATTATTTCATTTTTATATAATCGGTAATGATCTAAAGCTGCTAAAGTTACACTAGACTTTACACTATAAGCACCTAGTTCAAATCCAGCCATTGTAGGATTGTCTGCTAGTAGTCTAGTAAACTTGTTTTTGTTTAAGTTATCAAATATTTGTTCAGTACTTCCGTAAATACCTAAATCTTGTAGTATTACATTTAGTTTAGATTTCTTTCTTTTATTACCAATCTCACCTACAGCTTCTAAATATAACTTAGGTAATGTCTTTGCTGCAAACTTTTGTGACTTAGTAGAACTATGCTCTTGTAAATAACTATCTAGTTTTGCAAAAGTTTTAGCAGAAATATATCCTGCTGCTTGTGTAAAAAATGATGCTGCTAAGTTATTCTGTGTTACATAGCTTTTAAACTTGTCAACTATTTTAGAAAGACTATAACCATTAATTTCTATTAGCTCTGATTTAGTTTCCCCATAGACAAACATATCTAACATGGTCCTCATCTTTGCAAAATCGTTAGTTGCTGTACCTTTTTTAAGGTTACCATCTTTACTTAACTCACTTCTACCAAAAGCTCCTAGTATATTCTCAAATACAAAAGAAGATTTTTTCATCTGCTTGTTATTTTCTGACATCTTTTTAAACGCCATTATACTTTTAATAGCATCGTTAGTTATCATACTTGGATCTTCTAATCTTGCAGTATAGTATACAGGTACTATTCTTTCTGATGAACCATCTGGTCTACTCCCAATTGCTTTAATAAAACCTACATCATCATTAGTATTAGCTTTTATTGAATCTTTAGCTGCAGCAAATAAACTACCTATAGTGCTATCATTAGAACGCATAGCTATATCTAAAGTAGATGCAGTCATCTGAGGTGCTAGACCTTTATACTTTTTACCTACATCTCTGTACATACTAGTCATAGTGTTTTCTACTATAGTAGCAAACTCTTGTTGCTTACTAGTTAAATACTTAAACTCTTGATCTGTAGGTCTAACAAAGTACCCTGTAGCATTTTTACCTTTTTTATGGTATAAGAAATCAGTATTAGTAATGCCTAATCTTTCTGCGTTATCTAAGAAATCTCTACTAAAGTCCATAACTTCCATGTTAACTTTTTTAAATAGAGTAGTTATCATATAAGATAATATTCTAGCAATAGGGTTTGCAGAATCTGCTCCTGACATAAACCATTTATTAAGAAGACTAGAGTCTACAGATATTTGAGAAAATTCTTTTCTTAAAGCGTCTACATCTTCTTTGCTAACACCTTCTAGACTATTTAGTGCTGTATCTATACTAAATCTATCCCTCATACTTTCCATAGTAAAGAACAAAGTGTTTAGTTCTTCTATTGATTTGTGTAAAGGGTGGTTAGGAGCTAACATACCTTTTATTTGAGTAACATAAGGTTTGTAGTAAGCAAAGAAGGTATCTAAATCGTTTACTTGCTCTGCAGTTAGACTTTCTTGATTTTCTAATTTCTCTAAAGCCTCTTTAGTCTGAGTAGCTAATGTTTGTATAAATGCTATAAATGCTGGATCTTCTGTTGTTTGATCTTTATTAGCATTGTTTATTGCAGTTAACATAGAAGTAACTTGTCCTGCTGCAACCTTTTTATTTTTTCTTTTTAATAAAGCATCTTGGTATTGTGTAATCTTTACTAACATCCTATCTAACAATGTATCTGAACTATCGAAGAATACATCTCCTGTAGGTACATTATTAAAAGCATTCTTATCTGCTTTGTTTACAAACTTAGCTATTTGATTAGCTATATTTTTGTGCGTAGGATTAAACATTTCTTTAATCTTAGCAATAATAGCATTAATAACACCTCTAAAACCTTTAGGGTATGTGTTATTATTAATAGCTTGTCCTACATACTTTCCAAAGATTTCTCTTCTTACTTTAGTATCTACCTCTTCTTGTGTTAATCCAAACCTACTATACTTACTACTATAGTGTTCAGCATGTTCTTTATACAGTTCAGTCTTATCAATATTTGCTAGAGCCTTATCTACCATATCTTGATTAGTAAAGAAATCTACAGCCATGTGTCCAGCTTCCTCTGTAAGAGTCTGTGCATTATTACCTTTGTCAGATAGTGCAATAATTCTGTTAGCAGTATCTGCTAGTCCTACAACTCCTTGTAATCCTGAATTTCTATATCCTATGTTAGTAAGATAAGAATCCATATGCTGTACACTAACTCCTACACTATGAAAGAAATTAGATACTTTATCCATAGCCGTTCCATAACTAGGAGAAGTTTCTTTTTTAAATTCACTCTTTATAGTAGTTGGTCCAGGTTTAGTTACATATACTTTACCATTAGACTCACCAGAAACATTAAATGTTTCTTTTATAGCTTTAAGATCTTCAGAATTACTGTCTACCTTTTTACTATGTTCACTTACTCTAACACCATCTACTTTATTAAATAGTTTAGTTACAGTACTATAATCTGATAATACTTTTCTAGGGTATAGACTAGACCCATCAGAAAACCTATCGTTAGTTACAATAGGCTCTCCTTGATCATTTAAATCTATATCTTTCTTAGAATAAGCATGTTTAAAAATCTGATCTGCTTCATGAGAATTACTAGTTAAACTAGAAATCTTATTATACAGTTTAGATTCAGTTCCTTCTGGAGTAAGGTAAGTTTTCTTACCATCCACCATTTTAATTTGACAACTCATATTTGTATTTTGTTATTTAATTAAATAAATATTATTATGATTTAGAGCAATCTTCTGCGTTAGACGTATCTTCATTAAAGGCTTCTCCAGGATTTACGTGCTCTACATCAAAGTAAGAATCATAGTCTTGAAAACCTGACACCTGTGAATCTTCTAAAGAAGCTATAGATTCTTTAGTCTCTTGCACACTTGACTGTCCTTTACTACTTGCCTTAGTTCCTATAAAAGTATGTAGGTTTGCGTCTTTACTTTGATACATAGGAAATTCAATTCCTCTACCTCCACTAAAAGTTTTTGTATCTGCTACTACATATACTCCATTACCATTGTGAATCAATGGGTAAGTTACACGTTTACTAGTTTGTTTATTATTTATAATATCATCAAAAAATACTTGTTTACTAGCATAAGCATAGTCTGGTAAAAACCCCTCACTATCTTGCATTGCTCTTTTTTCTGCATCATCCATTATAACTCGTTGTGTACCAGTTTCAGTTTTTACTATATTACCTCGTAACATATAAGTAAATTCTGGAGCATACTTTCTTACTATATCTAACGCTGAATCACTACCACTTAGTTCCCCAAAACTCGTTTTATATTTAGATCTTAGCTTTAAAGGCATAATACTCCAGAACGATCCTGGTAATATTTCAAACCCTTGCTTTAGCATTTGATAATCTGCAAGTAATTCTGCAAATCTTCTAGTTTCAGAATTCTCATACATCTCAGACCACATATCCATAAGCATAGTAGTAGTAGTTGGATCTGCATTTCCTAAACTAAATGAATACATTTTATCTGTACCTCTTTTTACTAATCTCTTTTTAATACGTTTAGTAAAATCATTGTGCTTACCTCCTTCTACTATTTTTTTATACTCTGCTTCTAGATCAGGAATAGTATTCTTAAAGTAATTAGGGTCTTGCATTTCCATAGATTTAACAACTAGCCTTGTATTTAACCTTGAATATAACGCTCTTAAAGATTTTTCATTTAAAGGCTTATTTGTCACCTTTTTCATTTGTTCTATAGCGTTCCTAAAATACTTGTGATCATAAGGTAAAATACCATCTAAATGTTTTTTACCTTCAACTAACCCTTGCTCTATTTTATTAATAACCCAAGGTGCTATTTTCTGTACTGTTACATGTTTAAACTTATTCTCTTGCATTTTAGCATTGAACTTATCGTACTTTTCTTTATTTAAATAAGTCTGAGCATAAGATGGAGAAACTCCAGTATCTGCTAATTTAGTAATTGCTAATACATCAGATATTTCAGAAGCCATTGCCATTAAAGCAAAAGTAGATTCTAGATTTCTTTTACCATCTTTAAAATCTTTTATTACATCCATATCAAAAGTTGGAGTATAACTGTCAGGTAAGTTCTTTGCAATGAAACCGTAATCTTGAGCTAATATTTCCATAACTTCTTGTCTGCTTTTACCTTGAGCTTTTCTAGCAAACTCTTTAACTGCAGGTTGATTAACTATAAACAAAGCTTCATTCATACTTCTACCTAAACTTAGTAATACATTAAGTACAGGTAAAGTTACTTGGTTTATATTTAACTGAGCAGCTAAAGGATCTTTTACATTATCTACTGCTTGTGCTAGAGGTTCTGCTCTATTTCTAGATACTTTTTTACCTTCAGTATCTTCTGTTGCAGATAAACTCTTAATCCTTTCAGACATCTCACCATTTTCTATAAACCTAACTCCAGTTTTTAACCCCATCTGTACTAATGGAGCTCCAGTGTTAAAGTTAGCAGATATACCAATATTGTTTGCTCCTGTAAGAGTATTCTCTAAAGCATTAGCATTAGCAGATACTCCTAAGAAAGCTTCTTTATCGTACTTTGGATTTGTTTCTGCTAATTTAGCTTTATGTTCATCTCTAAAACTTTGTAGCTGTTGGTATCCTCCAGGATTTAATCCTTCAAGTGGAGTAGCGTGCTTAAATTTAATCATAAGATCTAATATAGTGTTATCTATACTTTCAATCTTGTTTCCATTTGCGTCTACTTCATATTGGAATCCAAATAGTTTATCAATATCATAATCAAAACCAGAAATATCTGGAGATTCTGCAGGCATTATAATACCATTAGCCATACTTTCTGGTAGTATACCTATAGGTCTAATTACAAACATAGAGTATTTATCCTCAGTAGGTATTCTATACATAAGCATTTCTTTAAATCCTTCTGGAATTAAATCTAATGGGATTCTCTCACCAAAGTTATCTTTTAAAAGAGCATCCATAGATGGGTGCATACCTTCAGGTATCCAAGCTTCAAATATTACTTTTGTAATATTACCATCTTTATCTTTTTCTATAATTACTTCTGGCATATTTTTCTTAGACAAACCATATGAAGATACGTTATACATTGAGTTACCATTTACTTTCTGTATTGTAACGTTGTTACGTACTATAGAAGATAGTACAGGCTCTATAATACTTAACAACTGAGGATCATCTATACTTAATTCATTTTCTTTAATTGCTTCTTGTATCTCTAAAGGAAATTTATCTAAGTGAGTTAAAATAGTTTTTCTTAATGATTCTTTATCTTTAAATATTTCTTTTACTTTGTTACTTGCAGCATTAGTCTTTGCTTGTAAAGCTTCTTGGTATTGCTTCTTTTCTTCTGCCATACCTTGAACATCATTAGCTATTAGCTTAGTTAATTGTATAGCTAACTTCTGCACTTCATTTGGACTAATGTGCGGAGTAGTATCAAGTTGTGCTTTCCAATTAGTCATATCCATAGTTCCTCTACCATCCATAAGACCAATCTTAAACACAGAGTGAGGAGCATATAAATCTATATACTTTGGATTAGTTTCTGATTGGATAGATGCAACTCTACCTTCAAAATCAAAATCAAACTTTCCTTTACCTGTAATAGTCCATCCAAACTTTTTTAATATATCCTTCATCATTTGATTAGTAGCTGCAAACGTAGGGTCTAATACTATTTCAGAATCTTTCTTCTGTATAGGATTTAATAATCCAGATGCATTTTCATGTAGCCCAAAGTAATGTGGCTTATAGATTACGTGCTTATGCTTTTTTATTAGAGTCATAAACTCTTCTTTTGTTTGTGGCATGTCTAACACTCCCATACCTGCTAAACGTACTATAGAAGCAAAAGGATCTATCATAGATTGACCATCTTGTACTGTAGCATAGTATTTATATATAGGGTTACCACTTTTGTCTGTACCTACTTGTTTTTTCTTTCCTATACCTAAACCTAAAGCTTGTAAGTCTTTACTTACTTCTACGTCTAAGCCAGGTAATGTAGTAACACCAGGCGTATCATTATAAGACTCTACATGTATTCTTGTAATAGGCTTACCCCCTACTTGCATTGCAGATTTACTAAGAAATTCTCCTGGAGAATATACTTGCTTAAATCTTTTTACAAAGTCAGTAGCTAACGTACTATCAATACTTTTAAAGTTAGCAGGATCTCCTGTGTAAAGTAAAGTGTACTTAGCTTGTGTTTCTAAAGTTTGAGCTACAAATAATTTTAATTCTAAATCACTATAAGTATCTTTAATATCTGCTTCTTTTAGTTCTTTCTTTAGATTTGCAGTTAAGTTAGCTATTTCGTTCTTTACACTACTTGCAGCTTTACCAGTACCATCATCTTTAATTAAGTATCTTCCAGATTTGTTTTTATTATAATTATCACTACCACTTACAGTAGTATCTTTCATTCTAATACTCTCTTGCTCAAATATATTAATTAAATTTTCTTCTACTACTTCTAAAGACTCAGCAATATTATTTCCTTTAGGTACTTCAATAGCAATCATAGTATGACCATCTCCCATTACAGGAGTTGGAATTGCTCTAGCATTTTTCTTAGATGTAAAGTTAAAGAATAAAGCTAATGATGTTTGTAAGTATTCTTTCTTTGTCATTTGATCATAATCAGAAGACAAACCCTCAGTCTTAATACTATCTATTTCATATAGAGTTGCTTCTGCTAAAGCTTTTGCACCTCCTAATTGATCTAATACTTTACACATAGGGTCATTAGAATATCTGTCAGCATATCCATTTTCATTTTTAATTAACCTTGACTGCTCCATATAAATAGAAGAGGTATATCTATGTGCATATTTTAATTTACCATTTACTCTATATGCTGATTGATAGTAATTAGGTAGTAATATTACAAGCCTATCTAAGAATGCGTTTACATTCTCAAAATTAAATTTAGTATCTTTCCCTCCTTTCCCTGTTTTTCTACCAAGTATAAGACCATTTAACTTATCAACTTGTTCTGTATTAACAATTATACCTGCTTTAGCAAGTGTAGCTTTTAATTCTTCACCTTCTAATAACTTATATGGATCTGAACCATAACCAACACTTTCAACTAAATCTATTAACTGCTGCCTCATAATACTATGCATAGTGTTGTTATTAGCATTAAGAGCTTTTAACTCTTTCTTATCATTAACCATAACTAAAATAGGATTTACTTTCCTTTTCTGTGCTAGTCTAAAGAATGTAGCTTGTAGCTTAGGCTCACCTACTAATTCACTGTATACTTGCTCTAATACCTCTACTTTATTACTATAGTATTTTGATTCTGGATGTGGATTTAATCTTTCCATCATATCAGCTTCACTAATACTACCATGGGTAACTTGTAAAAACTTATTATAGATATTTAAAAAATCTTCTTTTACATCAAACCCAAAAGAATCTATCTCACCAGAGTTAGAATCTACGTTTTGCAGTATGTGCATTGCATCTTCTGATAATGATGTAGTTGGATTTTCTTCTGCTTTCATCCAAGACTGAGTTTGTCTACCACTAATATCTCTACTAGCAGAACCTTCAGTAACATTGTCAGCTTCTTGAGCATCCGCAGTAGCTTCATTTATTTCTTTAATAATAGTACTTAACCTTACTCCTCTTTCTTTTAGCCTTGCTTGCATAGCTATTAAGAAATCATTTTTATGGTTATTATAAGCATCAGCTATTACTTGATAATCTGCATCGTATGTTACTAGATCTTGTAATACTTTCTCCATATTAGTGTCAGAAAGAGCTTTAACTAAGGTTGTGTCATTTCTCTTTGCCCAACCTCTAATACCATCTACTAAAGTTATTACAGAATCTTTTAGTCTTTTTGCTTTAGACGTTCCTGCAGGTGCTCCTGCCATTAAAGCATCTTTTAAAGTACTAATACTATATAGTGCAGTTCCTTCAGTCATTGCTGGGTGTGCAGCTACAGTACCTAAACCTAAAGATAGTTTATAGTTAAGAGTATCTAAATCATTAATGTTATCAGTAAATAAACCTCTAGTCATGTGATATACTTTCTTAAAGAAATTATATATCTGAGCACCTAATCTTTTTAGTATATTACCATTAGATAAACCTGCTAGTCTATTTATTTCAAAAGTCTCGTATTGCTCTGCTAAAAATTCTAAGATTCTAGTAGTAGGATCTAAAGCTGCATCTTGAGATTGTTTACTTATATTTTTATTTGTCGTACTCTTAGGAGTAGCAGTCGTTAAACTTGTATTAAACGCTTCTTGAGTAATCTTATTATTAGGGTTAGCTTTGTTATAAGCTTTAAGTCCTGCTCTTAATACTTGCTCTCTTTGTTTAGGAGTTAATACTACTTCAGTAAGTACATGCATAGCCTCGTGATAAACAGTACTACTGTTAGCACCTTCTCTAATACGTACTAAAGCTTTAGTAAATACACCCCATGCATTAGTACCCCCTATATTATTTAAATCTTTTACTAAAGATATAGGGAAATTAGGAAACCTAGATTTAAACCAATCTAAAGTTTCTTTAGTTACTACATTACCTTTACCTTTATCTAATGTACTTAAATCCCTTCGACCTTTTCTTTTTTGTGTTGTTGGTTGACCAAGACTTAAAAAGTTTTTAGCCTCAACACCTAACTGACTTAATACAGAATCTATTTCCTTCTGAGAAATAGCAAGGCCACTCATTTTACCAGGTACTCCTTCAAAATTACCAGTTAAAAAGAATTTTACAGACCCATCTGGTTTTGTTACCTTTATTATTTCAGAACCATTTTCATTGTTTTTAATTGTTTGATTTATAATTCCTCCTTTTATTGTTTTTTGCTCTAAAGTGTACTTGCCTTTAACTTTAGTAAAAGTAACAACCTCACTAGCTTGTTTTGTTGGTTGTATTTCTGAAAAGTATTTGTCAGTATTAATTACTTTGCTAGAATCTACACTGCTTACAGTTTTATCTATATTGCTTTTCCAAGAATCTAATCCTTTAGTATTATCACCTCTTTTAGTA